GCGTGCGTAAAGCGTTTAAAGTGGCCATGCTACAAGAGGGCATGACCTACCGCCAAATGTCAATGAACAACAACGAAGCGCAAATGATCGAGGCCCGTAAAATGGGCATTCTTGATATTGCCCGTTTATATGGCATACCGCCCAGCATGCTAGGTGAAAGCGCCGGTGAATCCTACAAATCGGTAGAGCAAACCACCTTAAATTATTTAGTGTTTGCATTAATGCCATGGTTAAAGCGCTGGGAAAGCGCCATGCACCGCGATTTATTATTACCAGAAGAAAGAGGCACCTACTTTATAGAGTTTAATTTTAGCTCATTAGTAAGAGGTGACTTTAAAACGCGGTACGACTCATACGCAATTGGCCGTCAATGGGGTTTCTTATCGGTTAACGACATACGCCGCTTTGAAAACTTACAACCAGTAGAGGGCGGCAACGAGTATTTAACACCGCTAAACATGCAAAGCCCAGAAGATAAAAAAGCAGCTAGCCAAATGTCAACCGCCACACCCGAGCAACGCCTAGAAATAGAGAAAATACTATGCCGAACATAAACTACCCACGTATTGCCGAAATGGCATTTAATACGCCACTACTTTGTACCGCGCACTTATCAAACATTATCGAATCGTTTATTGCTCCCCGATTACTAGGGCATATAAACGCTCAAAGCAATAACGCCGTATTGTCAGACGCGCAAATAAGCGCTAAAGAATCAATGCCAATTCCACTGGGCGACCCTGAAAAGGGCGATCGCATTGTCGTTTTACCCGTTCATGGAATTTTAATCCCGCGCCGTGGCTCTATAACCGATTCATGCGAAGAAGTAATGAGCTACGAATTACTACGCACCCAAATGCAAAAAGCCCTTAACGACGATTCAGTGCTTGAAATTGTACTCGATATAAACAGCGGCGGTGGCACAGCACAAGCCGCGTTTGAATGTGCCGAGTTTATTTATCAAGCGCGTAGCATTAAGCCAATTCGCGCCATCATTAATTTTAACGCCTACTCGGGTGCGTACTTAATTGCCGCAGCCTGCACCGAAATTATTATCTCAGATACAGCGGGCGTAGGTTCCGTAGGCGTCTATCAAAAGCGCCTCGATATGACCAAAGCCTACGCCGACGCAGGCTACAAAATGCACACGTTCCACCGTGGCGCAACCAAGGTTTATTTTCACCCCGACGTCGAAATGAGCGAAGAAGAACGCGCCCACACCGAAAAAAACATAGAAAAAACCTATCAAAAATTTGTAGGGGCCATCGTTAAATACCGCGATATGAGCTTAGAGCAAGTTCTTGCCACCGAGGCCGACACCTACGAAGGGCAAGCCGCAATTGATTTAAAACTGGCCGACCGACTAGCCACCCCACAAGACGCAATAAACCAAATAGCACAAGGCGCGGTGCAGCGTTCAAGCGCCCCAACAATTGCCCGCAGCATAAAAGCCCAAGCCGCAGCAATCGCACTAACACAAAATATTTAAATTCCCTGCCACGCGGCAGAGTTCACCCAAAGGTCGCATTTAGCGGCCTTTTTTTATAGCTAAAAAAAGGTAAAACTATTATGACTATCGCTCAAATTATCGCTGCGTGTAACACGCAACGCGAAACAATTAAATCTCTTGCCGCGATTGAGGCCGAAACAGGCCAATTGACCGCAGAACAATTAACACAGTTCGACACAGCGCAAGTTTCATTAGAGCAAAACCAAGCAAAACTTGCCCGCGCTCGCTTAGCACAAGAAACCGCAATAGAAACAGCAAAACCAGTAATCGGCAACGGCTTTGGTAGCGGCCTAGCTATCCACACAAAAGCACCGCTAAAAGATTACCCTGGCGCGAAGGTCGCGCGTTTAGCAATGTCAATTGCAGCAGCTAAAGGCAACTTAGCTGATGCTCGTATTTTTGCCGAAAACGAAATCGGCGATAAAGACGTTGCAATGGCAGTAACCACCGCCGCAAACTCCGGCGGGTCGCTAGTGCCTGAAAACTGGGCGAGCGAAGTAATCGAGCTGCTAACCCCGCGTACATTAGTGCGTAAAATGGGGGCTATGTCAGTTCCGCTACCAAACGGCAGCCTAACAATGCCACGCCAAAGCGGTGGTGCTACATCAAAATACAAAGGCGAAACAGAAAAAGGCGATGTATCAGAATCTAAATTCGGCGATTTAAAAATGCAGGCTAAAGAGCAAATTTCTTTAGTTGCTATGTCAAATAAATTAATAGGCCATGCAGGTTATCGTATTGAGCAGCTTGTTTTAAATGACATGATCAACGCAACAGCCCAAACCCAAGACCGTGCATTTATTCGCGGTGATGGCACAGGCGATACTCCTACCGGTATCCGCAAAACGGCCATCGATGCAGGCCGCGTTATCGCATTTGGCGGTTCATTAATTGCTACTAATATTGACGAGTATTTAGGTGCGTTAATGCTTGGCCTTGAAGAATCAAACTCAAACATGATCATGCCTGGCTGGATGCTACCACCACGTACCGCCCGTTACCTAAAAGATTTAAAAGATGCAAACGGCCGTTTTCAATACCCTGAAATGAAAGACGGATTTTTAAAAGGCTTACCGTTCGATACAACAACCAATATCCCTGCCGATCTGGGTGTTGATTCAAACGAATCTGAAATTTACCTTGTTGATTTTAACGACGTACTTATCGGTGAAACTGATACATGGTCAATCGATATAAGTAAAGAAACGGCTTACATGGATTCAAACGGTGATTTGCAGTTAACGTTCCAGCAAAACATGAGCCTGTTACGCCTAGTAACTGAAAATGATATTGGTTTCCGTCATTTAGAAGGCTTAATTGTCGGTACTGGCGTTAAATTTAACTCAAGCTATTACCTTTAATAGTTTTATTTAAGGGCATTAAAACGCCCTTTTTTCCATCTTTAAAAGGCATAACTATGAACACAAAAACAAAGTTAGTTACTTTATTAGCAAGCTTGCTTGTATCGCCTGCAGCAAGCGCCCTAGAAACATTATCTTTTGATATAAACGACTGTGATCCAGCGTTAGCGCCATTCGTTGTGGCTATTTCAGTCGGTAATTTTGAAAAAAAACCACCAGTAGACGCGCTAAAAGTTACGTTATTTGATGATGAAGGTAAAAAATCAGAGTCAAAACCAAGCGCAGAGCAGCGCGATCAAGCATGGGATTACTACCAGTTAAAAGTAACTAATACCGACGACTCAGAGCAAGAAACGAAACCCGAAAAAGAAGAAAAAAAAGCAATTAAATTTACTGGTAACTATCGCAGTTACTGTAAAGACGATATTACTTCGCGTCCTAAGTCGGTTGCTGACAAGCTAATTAAGCAAAATATTGCAGTAGCTTACACACCAGAATAGTAAAAAAGCGTTCCTCAGCCCGAGCCGCATTGTCCTGATCTGCAATGCGGCTTTTTCATGTAAAAAATAGAGTAAAGCGCATGCTAGTTACAACAAACCAAGCAAAAATTCAGTTAGAAATTGAGCAAGACGACGATTACTACGATGAACAAATACCCGATCTTATAGATCGCGCAATAGGTCAAGTGTGCGGCGACATTGGCCGCCCAATATTTGAAACAGCCGATCAAGTGCCCGAACAAACAGAGGCACCGATTATATTAGCAAATTTACTCCCATACGAAAGCGCCAACCTGCGAACCGCGTGTTTATTGCAAATAAGCAGCTTATTTAGCAATCGTGAAGTAGAAACAGATAAACCCCTAAACAAAAACGCGGCATATACCACCGCAATAAAAGGGTTTAAACGCATCATAATAGGCTAACCATGAACAGATTAACCGCCACACAAAAAAAGACGCGCGCCACGCTTTTTAACCTGGCGTTAGTCAAAACCCCCACTGGTAAAAAAGAACAGCTAACCCAAGTGGGCAAAGTTAAAGGCAGTTACCGCAAGCAGCGCGGCGGCCTAGTAAACCAACAAACACTTGATGTAAGCACAGCCCAAGTAAGTTTTGCTATTGATTACCGCCCCGCGTTTATGGCCGTAAAAAGCATAGAAATTGGCGGCCAAACTTACGAAGTAAAAGACGTAACCAACGCAGGTTTATTAAATCACACCATCATTTTTGATTTAGAGCTACAAGCCCTATGAAAATAACCGGCGAAGTGCTCGGCCTAAAAGAGCTAGAGGCCCAACTGGCAAAAGTAGCCGGTGCAACCAAAGGCAAAGTATTGCGCGCGGCCCTTAAAAAAGCTGCAAAACCCGTGCATGACGATATGAAAAGCGGGTTTACTAGCGCCTTTAATACCCAAACGGGCCACATTGAGGACTCAATAAAAACAAAAACCACCCTCAATAAAAAAGGGGCTCACAGTATTTACGACGCCGCCGCATACGTAGGCGTTTACCCCAATAAAAAATCACAAGGGCTTACAGGCAGCGCATTACCCGCACCGCTTATAGCTTATTGGCTAGAAACAGGCGTAAAGCCGCACATATTAAACCCACAAGGTTTAAATAACTTATTGCACCCAGGCTTTGCCGGTGTTCCGTTTGTGCGCCCATCCCTCATTAAAAACGAGGCAAAAGTAATAAGCACAACAAAAGTTGAGCTGGCCAAAGGCATCGAACGCGCTATTAAAAGGCAATCAACATGATCAATACAGCCATCACCGCAATACTTTACCAATTAAGCGATGACGTATTTGAACGCGAAGTAACAAGCACCGACACATTACCCGCGTTTAGTTACAAACCAGTAAGCGACACACCCGAAACCACACTCGACTTAACTGAACATCGCACAGCGCGGTATCAAATTAGTATCGTGGCGAGCAATTCAGCCGACGCCGCCACCCTTGCAAAACAATTACGCCAGCACCTTAAATATTTAAAAGGCAATTTTGGCGGGGTCAATATCACCCTAATAAAAGAGCAAAACACAATCCCCGATTTTAGCGGCGATCCTAACGTACACCGCCACATAATCGACTTTAATTTTCACTACGGAGAATAAAACCCATGAGCGAAGTTATATTTCCTGAAGGTTCACAGCTTTCAGTTTATCCAGTTGCAGACGGTTCTGATCCAATTGTTATTGCTGGGTTCGACAGCATTGGCGGCACCATTGGCAGCGAAGGCAAATTAAACACAGATAGCGTATTAAGCGATTTACAAGTGAAATACGGCAAATCAGCCCTTAAAGATGCAGGCGAACGCGAACTATTGGGGCGTTGGGACGCAACCGACGCAGGCCAAATAGAGTTAAAAGCCGCCGAAGCAGATGGAAAACAACGCAAGTTTAAATTGCGCGTAGGAACAAGTGGCCCCGCGTGGGACTTTGAAGCGGTGATCGGCTCGTTTGTAATGGGTGAACTTGAAGCCGAAAGCGGCCTGCGTTTCAAAGCAAAAATGGGCATTAACAAAGACGATGGAGTTGCATAATGGCAGCGTTTAATAAAAAGAAATTCTTAGCAAAACTAGGTGTAAAAACCCGAACAAAAGTAACGTTACCCGACGGTGAATTATACATAAAAGCCCTTACAGCAATGGAGCAAGAAGAATTTGAAAGCGCCATTCTTGACGAAAAAGGCAAAGCAAAAACCGACGTATCATTAAAAGCAATCATGGTTATCATGAGCGCCGAAGATGAAGCAGGCAGCCAAGTGTTTACCATGGACGATCTTAAAACACTGGGCGAAATGCCAGCCGCCGACATTAATAAAATGTTTAATGAGGCGCAAAAGCTAAACAATATTAGCGACGCCGACATAGAAGAACTAACAAAAAACTAAAAACCGATGGCTGGCGGTGTTTCCTAATTTCGCTTGCACTGGAATTAGGGCGCACCCCGTCGGAACTTAAAAGCCAGATAAACAACCACGAACTTGCAGAAATCTACGCTTTTAAAAAGCTGCAGCAAGAGCAATCAAACCCGAAAAAACCTAAAACCGTCGAGTTACCACCCGACGACCTAACACAATACCTTCAAGCGTGGGGAGCTAAGCTAGCATGAGCACATTAGCCAGTTTAAATATACAAATTGGCGGTAACAGCGCCACGTTACGAAAAGAGCTAACCAAAGCGGGTAAAAGTGTAAGTAACTTTGCTAAAAACGCCCGCAGTAATATGAACACCTACGCCAAAGCGGGCTTGTTAGCCGGTGGCGTGGTGGTGGGTGCTTTGTTGGGTATTTACAAGCAACAAGCGGCCGCGATTGATCAAACCGCCAAATTTTCAGACAGCATAGGCATACAAACCAGCGCACTAACTGAGTTACGCCACGCTGCAGCATTGTCAGGGGTCGCAAATAAAGACCTTGATAAAAGCTTAGAAAACATGACACGGCGCACAGCCGATGCTGCATTTAAAGGCACTGGCCCACTTGCCGACACATTAAAAGCGCTACAAATTAACGCCCAAGATTTAAATAAATTAAAACCTGATGAACAATTAGGCGTTATGGCCGAAGCCCTAAGCGGTATAGAAAGCCAATCAGAACGAACCCGCATTGCTTATGAATTGTTTGGTAAGTCAGGCACCGGCATGCTTAAAGTAATTGAAGGGGGAGCCGCAGGCATTGACGCTATGAGAGCCGAGGCCGTCGCCCTTGGCATAAGTCTTGATCGTATCGATGCAAACAAAGTAGAAATGGCCAACGACTCAATAGAGCGCGCCGAATCAGTCTTTAGCAGCTTTAGCCAAAACCTAGCAACAGAGGCCGCACCGGTGATCGGCTCACTCGCTGATTTGTTTTTAGAAAACGCCAAACAGGCAGGCGGCATGGGCAGTTATGCAGCCGATGCAGTAGGCACTATGGTAAAAGGCGCGGGCTTTGTCGGTAATGCGTGGCGCGGTATTCAAGTTATTTGGCAAGCACTAAAGGTAAGTTTTAACGGCCTGCGCTTACTAGTAATGGAAGGGGCAAACGCCATGCTTAGCGGCATGACGTCATTGGGCCAACACATTATTAAAACCGTTGTTTTTCCTATTCAGCAAGCGCTAGACGCCGCAGGTTATTTTAACGACGACGCCGCAAAAATGGCGCAAAGCTTAGCCTCATTAAGCAACTTTGACGCCCCGCAATTATTCGACAAAGATGAAACAGCCGCCGCCTATAAATCGGCGCAAGAATCAACAACCGCCCTGCACAATTTAATGATGGAACCTATTCCCTCACAAAATCTTGAACAGTGGTATGCAGACGCCAAAGCCCGCTTTGAGGGTTTAGCACAAACGTATGTAAGCACCCTAAATTACAACCCAAGTGTTGCACCTGCCGTTAGTGGGGAAACGGAAGATCCAGCAGAAGAAACCAAAAACCCATACCTAGCGCAAATAACCCAAGCCCAAGAGTATTTTGCTGTTAAAAAACTCATGCGCGAAAACGATTGGAGCGAAGAACGCGCCCAATTAGGTGTGCAATTAGAAGAATGGCGTTTAGCCCTTGAAGCTAAAAAACTAACCGAGGACGAATACCGCTTGCTTTCTCTGCAAGCAAACGAAGAATTTAACGCCCAGCGCGTAGAACAAAACCTAACGTTTATGGAGCAACTGCGCGAACAAGCCGCCCAAACCAGCACCGACTTTGATGCAATGTGGGGCAATACGTTTGACAGGTTCACCCAAGGCATAGGCGAATCAGTCGCCAATGCAGTAATGACCCAGCAAAGCTTTAGCGACTCAATGCGCAGCGTAATGCAGGGCGTTGTTAAATCAACTATTGCAGCCCTTGCCGAAATGGGCGCAAAGCGCTTAGCGTTATGGGCCATTGAAAAAGTATTAAATAAAACCACTGCAGTAAGTGCCGGTACAACCATGGCCACTAGTGCAAGTGCAATGGCATTAACCGCAGGCTTAAACGCCTTTGCAAGTACGGCCGCCATTCCAATTGTGGGCCCAATTGCTGCGCCTGCAGCAATGGCCGCCGCATTAGCAGTTGCAACACCAATGGCCACCGCCATTGGGGGTATTTCTGCAGGTATGGCGGGTATGGCGCACAGCGGTATCGACGCAATACCAAACGAAGGAACATGGCTACTTGATAAAGGCGAGCGGGTATACACCAACCAAAGCGCGCAGCGCATTGATGAAATGTACGCCATGATGTCAAACCAAAGCCAAAACCAAGGCGGCTTAACCATAGCACCAAACTTTAATGTAACCGCTATGGATACACATGGGTTTGATTCGTGGTACGAAGCCAACAAAAATCGCATAGCAACTGATATGCAAGATCTGATCGATAGACCTATGTAGGAAAGCGTAATGCTCATTTTTCCCGTTAAATACGTGCTCCCCCAGCAAGCGCGGTTGCGCAGTTTTGATACAACCCAAACAGACCCAACCCAAGGCGGTATAGACCTAACCAACCGCATTGGGTTTATGCACAAATGGGGCATAGACCTAACCACACCCAAACTTAAATACGCCGATGTTATGGGCTTGTTTTCGTTTGTGTGTTCATTAGGTGGTGAGTATGGCAATTGCTTATTTGCTAATCCTTACCCCCCAATTGGGTTGGGGGCCGATCTAGCTGCAGTAAGAACCAGCGCCGATCAGGGCAGTGAAAGCGTGGCTTTATATAATTTACCTGGCGCTAAAACGGGCATTTTAGAACCTGGCGATTTTTTACAATTTAGCACCCACAGCAAAGTGTACATGGTTACACAAAGCGTAAGCAGCAACGGCGCAGGCCAAGGCACCGTGCATATTACCCCGCCGTTACGTAATGCATTAGCACAAAACACCAGCCTTAAAACCGGTTCAAGTGTGCAATTTGTTATGCGCCTTACTTCTGACAAGCAAGATATACAATTGCGCGCCCGAGAAGGTAAGGAGCTAGCCGTAAAAGTAGAATTTATGGAGTTTATAAATGATTAATTTACCCGCCGATCTAATCGCTATTTTATCAGCCCCACATACTCACGCACACACGCTAACTATCGAACTCGACACAAACCTAACACTTACCAACGCAGGCGCGCACATAGTGCATGGCGGGGTTAAATACCAAGCGGGGTTTTGGCAGTCAAAAGCCAGTATTGAGCAGCAATCAAGCCCCAAAATTGGCGAAATAAACATAGAACTAAGCACAGTAGATAGCGCCATGACGGCGCTTTTTTTTACTTCAAATTGGCTAAATGCCCCCGTCACAATAAGCAAATTATGGTTTAACGCAGCGGGGCAAGTTGCTTACAACACCACATTGTGGAAAGGCCTGCTTTCGGGCAAGTCAGGCGAAGAAGGCGAAACCACAGCAAAGCTAACATTAAAAGCCGCGTCTATATGGGCCGACTTTGAAGCCGCGCGCGGACGAAAAACAAACCTTAAATCGCAACAGTTGTTTTACCCAACATGCAAAGGCATGGAATTTTCAGGCACCGTAATAACAGATATTCCATGGGGTCGAGAAGGTACAAGCGTCGTTGTTACAGGCTCAAGCCGTAACGACCGAGGCGCAACGCAAAGGCAATTAGAATCATGAGTTTATTTTCAAAAATACGCCATTTTACCACTAAATTAATAATGAACTGGCTTAACCCTGAGCCAGAGCAGCAACAAACCGGCACCCAAATAACTAAGCCATCAAGTGACGATCATATTAAGGTTGTTTATGGCGAGCGAAAAATAGCGGGCACCATTGTATTTTATAACACCACCAACCCCGACGACGGCGACGACGTAAAAAACGACCTACTGCACATTATTGTTGTGTGGTGCGAGGGTGGAATAGAGTCTATCGACGATATTTTATTAAATGATATATCAATTACCGACAGTAAATTTAGCGCCAAAAAGGGTGGCCGCTGGGCGTATGCCACACATTTTACAAATGGCATGGGTGGTTACAGCGACCCCCATTTAAAAGCGTCGGGCTGGGATGCTGCAACCAAAGATCACCGACTTGATGGCTTAGCATGTAGTTACATTCGTTTAGAGTGGAGCTTAGGCGACGACACACCCTTTACAGGCTTACCCGATCTGAATGCCGTTATACGTGGCCGTAAAGTTAAAAACCTTGAAACAGGCGTAACAGAATACAGCGAAAACCCTGCATACTGTACGCTTGATTATTTAACCCACCCCATTTTTGGTAAAAACTTAAGCGCCAGCGAGTACGATTTAGACTCGTTTAAAACAGCGGGCCTAGTCGCTAAAACCCAAGTGCCAGAATACCAAGGCGCAAGCACGACCAAGCCGTTATTTACCTGTAATTTAGCAATCGATACCAGTGCATCATTGCTTGATAACGTCGAGTTATTGGGTAAATCAATGCGCGCGCTTATGCCTATTATTAACGGGCGACTAACGTTAATCATTGAGCAAGACGAAGAACCGACCGAGTACGGCTTATCAGAACGTGATTTTAAAGGCTCATTAAAGTACGACGACGGCGGCAAAGATAAACGCTATAACCGTGTAATTGTTGAATACATAGACAAAGAACTAAGTTACAGCGACCAAGACGCCATTTACCCAGAGCCAGATAGCGAACTGGCCGATCAGTGGTTAGCCGAAGATAACGGCGTATTGCTTGAGTATCGTTTTAAAGTATCAAGCTGTAATAACTATTATGAAGCGCGCCAAATGGCCCGCATCATAGCCATGATCAGCCGAGAATCATTAAACTTTAACGTACTGTGTGCCCCAATTGCGATGCGTTACACCGTTGGCGATGTAGTGCCTATTTCGCACAATAAATTAGGCTGGGACAAAAAGCCATTTAGATTAATTAAAAGCGTTCAACAATCAACAGGGCAATTTTTATTAACCTTTAGAGAGCACCAACCGTACATTTATAACTGGTTAAGTGGCGTTGTACGCCCACCAATACCGGACACATCACTACCCGATCCGCGTAATGTGGCCGAGCCGGTTAATTTTACCAGTACTTTATTAAACGACGGCAACGTGAAAATTAATTGGGAGTCGGTATACAGCCATTTTGATATACAAATATATAAAAACGGCACGCTATTAAGCACCACAACAAGCGTTACCCCCTCGTTTATTATTAGCGCCCTAGACGCAGGTAACTACGAAATGGACGTGCGCGCCGCGTCAAAAATTGGTTTTCGTAGCGCATGGGTATCGTTTGGTTTTAGTGTTGCGTTACCTGGCGTTCCCGTTGTTAATATAGACGCCGTAACTTATAACACCATTACCCTAAGCGCCAGCGTAACCGGTGCAAGTTTAGGCACAACGTTTGAATGGCAGTTTTTAGGCCAAACAGCCGAGCCAAACACTAACCCAAACACCGCAAGCGGCTATAACTATATTTATACCGGCCTTGTGCCAGATACCGAATACAGCTTTAAGGTGCGTACTAAAAATTTATCAGGTGTGAGCCCTTGGGTAGACGTGGCCGTTAAAACGTCACTATCTGATTTATTAGACTATATCGACGATATACCACTACAAAAATTAAGCGAAGATGCACAAACACTTATCGAAGATATAAACACGCAAGTAGACCGCCTGCGCCCTGAAACCGAAGGGAATTTACCTGATTTAATCGTAAATAACATAAGCGAAATACGTAATTTAAAAAATGCGGGCTATCAAACAGGGCAAGACGTAACCCAGACCATTGACGAATTTAACAGCCAGTATTCAATAACCGCCACCCTGCAGCAGTATGACGAAAACGAAGTTTTGCAAAAGGCCATCGCTGCGCAGCAATTTATTGATGGTGCCGAGGGGTTTATTAGCGACCAAATCACCGCATTTAATGCCGCTGATGGGAGCGTAGATAGTCAGTTTTCAAACGTTGATCAGCAGTTAAACGCCTTAACTGGCAAGATTTCGCAAAACATAGTGCAAATTCAAGGGTTAGATATTGATTTACAAAATGCGAATCTTAACGATGTAATAACCGCTGCTAATCAGCTTATAAAAAATAACGAACTAGCGCAGCAGGGTGTAAAGCTAGCTATTGCACAAACTGAACTAAAGGCCAATTCCAGTGATATCGAATCATTAGCAAGTTTTACACTTGAACTACAGGCAGTATTCAATCAAAGCCAAGCCGCCTTTACGGATTTATCCACTGTGGTTGCAAATGATAAGCAAGCGCTTGTAGCTGTCGAACAATCCTTAACAGCTAAAATAAACAACGATACAAGTGCCGCAGTTGCTACAGCAAAAGAGTATACCCGCACGGCCGTTGGATATTGTGTAGACGAAAACGGCGAAGTAACCAGCGAGAACGACGCGGTGCAATGTGTTGCCGATGGCGGATCATGGGTGCAAGGCCCGTTAGCCGAGTATATTTCAAACCTGCAAATTAGTGATGGTGACAGCACCGCCAGCATTAAAGAGTTAAAGCAAGTCTTTAAAAAAGTAAACGGTGAATTGGTGGCCCGTGGTGGGTGGGTGCTCGATAACAATGGCCGTGCGGTAAGTGTCGCCGGTTATAACGATGGCGAAACAGGCAACTTAGATTTAGTGGCCGACGTAATACGTCAAGGCGTCATGGTAGGCAATACCTTTGTGCCTACTTCGTATATTGATAACACTGATCCAGCAAACCCCGTGCACACCTTTAAAGGCCGCATGGTTTTAGGTGATGGCACCGCTATTGAAAATGCCGCAGACATACAAGCGCAAGCCGGTGGCCGTGGTGGGGTTTACTACGTAGGAACAAGCACTGGCGCATGGAATGATAGCACCGCAAACAGTGCTGTACCTGGCAACACACCAATCAACGGCGATGTAGTTAATATTTATAAAACCAGCAACCCCAATGTAAACACCACCAAAAAATACACCGGCAGTGCATGGGAAAGTTATGCCCTAGAAGTAAACGGCGCAATATTTGCCACCGGTTCTATTGACGGCCAAGCTTTTAGGGCGGGCACTCGCATTGAGTCGCCTCGTATTGATTTAATTGGCGGCAGTTTTATGAAAATAGAATATGCACCAGGCTTTGGCCCCGATAATCTTTGGTATTGGTATGGCCCTCGAATTGAGGTTAATGGCCTTCCTGATTTAGATTCTCTAACCAAAGTAAATGCAACAGAGTGGAAAGACACCAGCGGCAATGGTTATTTTGGTGGCTCTATTGTTGCCGGTACTTATAGTACAGCGCTAACGACCACGGATTTATCAGCCGATGCCTTTGTAGAGATTGGCCCATTTGGCTCGAACGGCGGGGTTATTAATATAGTGTGCTCTTTGCAGTTTTCATCTAGGGCCACAGGTTCTAGTACAAATGAAGCGCCGCAACCTTCCGCGCCCGAATACACAATAACTCTTTCAGAATATGTGGGAACCAGCTGGGTAGTTAGACAAACACAATCTTATACTGGTGAGGGGCGAATCCTAGTGCAAACCTTTGAAACTGAGGATGATAAATGGCACTGGGTCCTACAACAAACGGCGAGTGGTTCGTTTACATATACCGATAATAAGCAATCTACAGTAGACCGAACCTACAAGTTAGCAATAACACGACGAGTTAGTGCGGCCGTGAATGTGGGTAGTTATCAAAATCCGTCACAAAAACTTTCAATAATTTCACAAGAGGACTAATCATGGCCGCATTTACAGCCAATCAGATAAGCATTAACACAGGTGACAAACTCGCTGTAATTAATAGCGGTGAAAACCCCGCGCAAGTTAATAAAGGGGATTTTTTAGTTGTAAAAATGCAAGAGATAATGCCGGTTGAAATCAGTGGGGTGCTTGCTACAGACTCAGGCGGGTTTATCATTGAGCTACTAAACCCTTGGGGGTATGAAAATATAAATAACGCTCCAGCCACTGTAATTCCAAGCACGATAAAATTTCAATCAATAATGAAGGTTTTGCAAGATGCAAACACGCTATTTAATAACAACACACAAGCAATGCACGATTGGCAAACCAAGCAGGGCAATGTAACGTTTAGTAATTTAGATGGCACAAACGTTGAGGTTAAAACGCTTTCGACGATAATTGATGATTTATTAAGTTTATTTGTGAGTCACAACGACACCCGCGAGCTAAACGCCCCCGGCGGGCATGACAGTATATATAAACGTAACTTTAATAACGTTGCGCAAATGAAAGCGTACACGGCGCACAAGCTAGGAAATAAATATTCGACAGGTAAAACAATTTGGAAAGTAGTTGCCGCCGCCACCCCATACCCTACAGATAATGGTTTGTACTTACGCGCGCTGGGTGACGTGAATGTTAGTGATTTTTTAGAGCCACCTACGGAGTTGTGGCAATATGAAAACCCAATTACCGTGCCAAATAATTTAGCGCAATACCAAGTTTTTGCGGGTGAATCTCAAAACGAAAATATAGAAATAGGTAAAACTTATACAGTTAGATATGCAGTATCAGAATCAGCCACAGGTACAGAAGATGTTAGGGTTCGTATTGGTGGCGACAGTAAGCAACTACAATCAGGTTCAGGAGAGTATGAAGTCACCGCTGTAAGTCAAAGGTGCACAATAGATACAGCCCGAGGTGATGACGGATCAGCCGGAGCGGTGATCAGCATATCGATCACAGAAAAAACAGAATACGGCGCGATTATTAAACAAGCTAATGACTATTGCCAACACGAAAACACCCGCAACCGCTTAGTTTTTCCTGAAAACTCAGAGTATATTTTTAACGAAAATGATAGTTTTGAAATTTTTGTTGAGGGCGGCGGCTGGTACTGCCGTGGTATTTGTAAATTAAAATGGTCTGCAGCCCCATTGGCTGGGTTTGCAATAAAAGTACGCGGCCGCTACGCATACAGCGACAACTATCAACGCCTAGTGGAAGAATCAAACAATATACCGCTTGAGGGGTTCACCATTGGTGAGTATGGCAATATGGTTGCGGGTTCGGGTTTGCAGCTAGGGCACGCAAATGCCCGCCAAAGTGCCGATGGTGTTGTAGTTACAAGTAAATTTAAAATCCGCCGCGTAAACGTGTTTGACTTTGATGACGTAATTGATTTTTGGAATGGCGTATGGGCGTGTGAGCTTGAAAAAGTAAACACAATGGGCGGTAGTTGGCGAACCCCGCGCTATTTTGGCGGGCTAGATTTTGGCGAGAATATCAAGTTGTCGCATTGCTTTATAGCCGATAACCACCAACGCACGGATGGCACCATGGGGGTTGTTCATTTTGAAGCGGGCTCTTATAACATACATGGCGGATCATTTGACAATATGCGCGTTAAAGTCGATGGTGACGCAGACGTTAGAATGTATGGCCCGCACTTTGAAAACCCTGTATCTACCGCAAAAAACAAACGATTTTTAGAGGTTATAGGCAGCCATGCATGGTGTGTAATTAACGAGCCCCGCATAGTTATTAGAAATACAAATATTTACAGCACCTTATTTTATTGTAAAGCCGCAACAGCAGGCGATCCGCACCCACAAGCGGGCGGCCTAAAATTAAATAACCCTCATTTCTCAGCGGCCGAAAAATACCGCCCTGATTTAGCGTTAGTTAAAAGTGCAGAGGATAACTTTAGCTACGAAGGTGATGGGTATTTAGAATTGGTGGGTGGTGGTGGTAAGGTTTTTTGTGATACAGCCGCGATGAACTCATTGTATTACAGTGGTTTAGCCATACCAATATCTAAAAGCCTAGCCGGTGGATTAAGGAATTACGATTATCAACAAAATGAAATAGGTGATTCCCCCAATGGCTGGCAATCAATTAAGGAGGGCACCCACTTAGGGGTTATTGAGGTAACAGACGATCATTACTGGGTAGGCGACAGGTCATTAAAAATGCAGGCCTGGCATAATGGGGGGAGCACCTTTTATTCTACAAAGCTTATGCAAAAAATACCCTGCCAAGGTGGCCAGTTAGTTTTAGGTTCCATCATGAGAAAATACCAGTTTATACTTGAAAACGGGGCCAATGGGCCGGTATCGGGTGAGGTAACGAGCCAATTAGATTTTTACGACAACCAAGGTGTTGTTATTGGTGTGCTAGCTTTTAAGGGGGGTGCCGTTACGTCAGATTCACAAAGTGAGCACAATGGTTGGGAGCTTTTGCGCCATTTTGGAGTTGCACCCGCTGGCACCGTCGAAGTGGCGTTAACGCTTAATACCTTTTCAACATCGGATAGCGAGGATAAAAAATTAACCAGTTACTGGGATGCCGCTATTTTAAATGCGGTCTAAAAGTCTAAAAAAACAACACTTAAACAGTGGGCGTGATCTTTAACTTGAAGATAACACATATCGTGTTATATTAACTATTCAGGACGAGGTAACGCTTTTAACAAAGCAGGACTTATAAGAAAGGTAAAACGGGCGCTGCACCGCGCCCGTTTTGCGCTTAAGCACACAAGCAAGAGCTTAAACGAGCTTTTATTTTATGCCCAAAGCGCACTAAATACAAGCAGCCAACATGCAAACAAATAATAACACCCCATTACAGCACTGTAACCGCGTTAAAAACGCAAACCCTAATTACACAGTGCCAAGCAATCACACTACCCGCCTCGCCTTTGTGCGTGATCTTGTCGAAAAGTCTCAAAAAATAAACATCGTAAAATCAGACGCGGCCGTATACATGCGCCCCGCCACTAACCGTAAAAAAATATATTACCCCGACCGTGAAAAAGCCATGCGCGCTTTGGCAACCGTATTTTGTGAGCACGTAAACCTTGTAACCCACCAAGTACAAATAAGCCTACGCAATGCCGCCGACTCATGCGGTTTAAGCACCATAAGCCAAAACGAGCTTAATAAAACGAAAGTAGATAAAAACTACGCCCCTAAACCAAGTATTAGCCGCGCCAGTCGTGCGTTTAAAGATATGGTTGATCTAGGGTGGATCGTGGCCCATAAAGAATGGCAAGTATGGGATAAACACGCGGGCCAATGGCTCGATAAATACTTTGAAGTAACCGAGCTGTTTTTTAAAGCACTGGGTATTACACCCGAACGCGTAGCCCGCCAACGCGATGCACGTTTAAAATACTTACGCAAAAAAGGTATTAACAGCGGTTTAACGGCCGATCAGTTGGGCTTTATGAGCATAACCGAAATTAAAGAACGTCAACGCCTGGCACATTACCGCCGTGCATTTGAACGCCTAGCCGAAAAACGCGCTATAACTAAAGTTAAGCGCGCTATTAACCCTAAAACCCCCGAACAACAACGCCATGTTGCACAACAGCGCGTATTAAGCCGCTTAGGTGCTACCGCCAGCTTAATGAGTCTTGAAGTATTTAAAGGCTTAGTAAACCAAGAACTGGCCCAATTACGTGCTATTGCGCAGTACGAACCAAGCGCCCCACCGCACTAACTAGCCCCTTAATAATTAAATACCACCATGCATAAGCGTGGCTTTTTGCGTGCCTTACGTTTAATTTTAGCCCTGCCCTTGGCTGCTTTGATAAGCCAGCCCCACAAAACCTAAACACCTTTTGTTAAATACGTGCCCACCCATGCCAATTTATACCCCCTTAACTAGGTTATACATATAAAGTGCAAGCCTGACTTTGTTACATGTGCCTTACGCTTAGTTTAAAGTGCAAAATTATCTTACCTTTAATAACAGCTAAATAACTTATACGCACAGCTAGCTGTGTATAAGGCAATCCGCCTCGACGGGCTGCGCCCATGGCGGTATTTATAAAGATGGATGAAGCGCCCCAATTCGTAGCTGCGCTACGGGGGCTTAGTGCCCCGCTTTAACATTGCATTGCAAACATGCATTATCAAAGCGTTTAGCACAGTGGCATTTTTTGGTTTATCAGAGGGGCAATCAAAATATGTGCCTTAAATAACATTGTACGCCCACCACCAATGCGGCCAACAAAAACAGGGGTTGGGTTTATCATGCGCAAGCGCATTGAGTGCATAACGCCTAAACCCTCTGCTAAATTAAGCGCTGTGTGCGCCTAAGTCCGACACTTAATAAAGCGTGACAGGTCACAAACTATAAATTATTAAGTTAGTCTAAAAGCCATAGTGCGGTGTTTTATTGGGTGTAGTGTGCGCGGGAACCTTCCCGTTTACGCCCACAAAACGTAAAGCGCCGTTAATTAGCGGCCTGCACTATGCTAATTGCCTTAAGTTAATGCCTTAAGTTAATGCCTTAAGTTAGCCTAAAAGCCATAGTGCGGTGTTTTATTGGTGTAGTGTGCGCGGGAACTTTCCCGTTTACGCCCACCAATTATGAGTAAATCAGCAGGCCGTAAACCATTAGCCAGTTAAACTATGGGGATCGCCTTAAGTTAATGCCTTAAGTTAGTCTAAAAGCCATAGCAAGGTGTTTTGTTGGTGTAGTGTGCGCGGGAACTTCCCCGTTTACGCCCCCAAACGTAAGGAGCCGTTAATTAACCATTTAGACTATGGGAATTACCCTAAGTTAGCCTAAAAGCCATAGTGCGGTGTTTTATTGGGTGTAGTGCGCGCGGGAACCTTCCCGTTTACGCCCACCAATCATTAGTAAGTCAGCAGGCCGCAAACCATTAGCCGGTTAAACTATTGCTTTGTATTAACTAAGTACCTTAAGTTAGTCTAAAAGCCATAGTACGTATTTGCATTGGGTGTAGTGTGAGCGGGAAAGTGTATTAAATACCCTCTTTTAAGTTAAGTCGCTGGCTTAGCTCATGCAATATTAAATATGATTCACCATCCTTTTTAACAATATCACCACTTAAAAACCCAATGGCCGTTAACTTATCGAGTGCTTTTTTAATTGTTCTGTTTTGTTCTTTTACGCTCGATGTTAAACACACTCTATCGCGCAGACGTTTAAAGCTAATAGGAAATGGGTTTTTAGGTAGGGCGCTTAAGTAGGCATATAAACATTGTGCCGTTTCGTTTCGGTTCAGTTTTGATAACACACTAAGCTTAAGTAAAACATGGTGGTCAATGCTGTAAAGCTCCCACAATTTAGGATCGGCTATAAGCTCAATGGTGTCGCTGTCAGCGTCAAAGCTGCCGGTATTAAGCAAACCACCAATGTATGACTTACTTACCTGGGGCTTTGAAAACTCAATAACTTGGCCGCGTATTCTAGCTAGGGCATCATGTATGCGCGTTCTGAGTCTTTCATCTAGTTGCTTAGAAGAAAACCCACACATTTTAGCAAACTCCCCAAAGCCAAACTTAATGGCGCAATTTTGATACCCATAGGTATTAAATGCCCTGATCACGCCGCACCATACTTTAAAATCAGTTTCAAAGTTAAGCGCTGGGCCTTGTATGGCGACCTTTTCAAACCCTTCGGTGCGCGCAAATTCAAGCTTTCTAAATTCCTCGCTTATATCGGTTCTAAACGCAGGGCGTGTAAGCTCCCCTTTATTGTTTTTGGGTAGGTTTCGGCGTATTGGTATAAATACGCCAATTCGGAGCATGGCAAGCGCCTGCACTGTGGATGAACTGTTTACATCTAATTTATTGCTTAGCTTGCTGCCAATCTCAGGAGTAGTTAATTTAATTATCTCAGCCATAGTAGGTACTTTGTTTATAAGTTACTGTTTTTCCCGTTTACACTACACCACGTTGCCCGCTCGCACTACACCTTTTTCCCGCTCACACTACACCGCTCCCCGTTTGCACTACACCTTTTTCCCGTTCACACTACACCGCAAAGCGCTAGACCCACCGCCACTTATAGCCTGCAGCGCTAATAGGATCTCTTAGGATCTCTATTAGGATATATAAAGGTTAGTTTATTGGTTATAAATACACTTAAACTGTGTATAACTTATTAGCGTTAAAATTAAACTTAGTTTAACCAGTAGCAACAATAAGTATTAATAAAATATCTTTTTAATATTTAATAAATATTTATTTTGTGTTTTTAACACGGTTTGTGTTTACACGGTAATAGTTAAAGCATATACTGGCTTTGCGGTTTGGGATTGGCTCAAACCATACAGTAAGGTGTTAAAATGCAAAACTTCAATACAATCACTCAGTCGGTTTACTCAGTTAACAATCAAACTAACCTTGAAGAACATAAAGAGGCTTACAGCCTAACAAGTGACGCATGGGCAGGTTTTAAGCAGTGGAACGAGGCGGGCCGCAAAGTATCTAAAGGCGCAAAAGGCTGTAAAATATTTATGGTATGTGATAAAAAAATTACCACTAAATCAGGTGTTGAAGATACAAAAAAGGTGCTAAAAGCCTTATACGTTTTTAATATTGAACACACCGAAGAAATTAAATAATTAACCACTGGGGGCCACGGCCCCCACGCGAGGCTTTTATGTACTTTTCAGTTAATACACTTACGCAAACAATAACGGCGCACAAATATTTACGCACCGCCGCCAAACATGCACTTGCTGAACTAGGCACACCGCCCCCGTTTCAGCTAGACCCAGTAAAGATATTTAACGAAACAACGGGTAACAATCCTTTTGTTTTACAAAATATATCTGATGCGTTCGAGTCAATCAGCGAAAGCGACGACACCGCCGCCCAAGAACTGGCCGCCAGTTACAAAAAAGCAATTGATGATTTTTATGCTTGAGTCAAACGTAATTACCGCAGAGAACTTAAAAGATCTGCCCCACACATTAGACAGTGCCCTGTTAAATGACACCTCTACCTTTATTGGCCGCGCAAGTGGGCACAGCATGCAAGGTGTTGGGATATTTGATGGCGACTTATTGATCATTGACCGCGCATTAAAGCCAAAGCAAAACGACGTCATAGTCGCGGTGCTAAATGGGTTGTTTGTGTGTAAATTGGCCGATATAAAAAACAATCAGTTATTATCAGCCAACGACGATTACCCACCGGTAAATATATCTGATTACGATAGCTTCACACTCGAAGGGGTGGTTTCACAATCAATAAGGCTGCATAAAAAGCCAGTGAACTTATAAGGAGCAATAAAACAAAATTGACAATCACCCTTTTTCAGCGATATATTAAAAAGGTACTGGCAAAATCCGGTATCGGGATTGAGACCCCGCAATGATAAAGGTGGCATTGTCACCAGCTTTTACGCTGGTTTTTTAATGCCTGTTGTTTAGCACCCCATATATTATGGCAAGCTGGGCGAGGCCGCTTCGGCGGGTCGTTTTACCTTTATCGCGACAGTCTCAACCTCGTTTTAGCTTGCCACCCAAACTGAGACTTTTGTGTGGCTTAAATAAGTATTTAAGAAAAAGGTCAAAAGTATGAATATTCAAACACTACCAACCAATGCAATTACATCAACAGAAACAAAGCTAGTAACTAACACGTTCAAAGTTGCTGAGGCGTTTTCTAAACGACACCGAGACATCATAAAAAAAATAAATTTACTTGAATGCTCAGCTAACTTTTTAACCGCGAACTTTTGCGCGGTTAAATATAATCATCGCGGAAACGTATATGATACTTATGAAATGAGCAAAGATGGCTTTATGTTTTTGGTGATGGGTTTTACTGGTAAAAAAGCCGCGCAAATAAAAGAGGCGTACATTAACGCGTTTAATGCCATGGCCGATAAGTTAAGCGAATTACAATACGGTACATTAACCCACGCCCAACAACGCCAAATACAAACCAAAGTTAGCACACTGGTACACAGCCAACCGCGCGAACTGCACCAAAGTTTATACAACACGCTATACAATAAATTAAAAAGCCACTTTAACGTAAGTAAGTATGAGCAAATACCCGCCCACTTATTTAATCAGGCGTTAGCTATTGTTGATCAGTTTAAGTTAGCAAGCCCGCAATATGACGCGGTAATAATTGATTTACCTAAATCGGGCATAATAAAAGCAACTCAAGTAAGCGCGTTTAATTATAGCGATACCTTATTGCCAACTCCAATGGCCGCATTACTTAACCAGCTTATGCTAGCCGAGGCACAAAACAAGCCGGTACTGGTAAGCAATGTACGCACAGCCGCTAAAGACCTAGACGGCCTATTAGGTTTATTACAGCAATACAATATGATGTTTAAACAAATAACGGCGCTAACCGAACCTACCCGCCATATTTAAGGCAATAAAAAACCCCGCTTAAATGCGGGGTTTTTGTTTAGATTACATTAATTAATATTCATGCCTGGCATAGCGCCCTCGGTAAAGGTGTAATTTGTAACAACATCGTCAGTTAGCAATACATCTAATACTTTTTGAGTGCCGCTTGATTCTATTTTAGCGGTAAATAAATAAGACTGCGCTTTAGCTGTGCCCTCGTTATAAATATACATCCATTTTGTTTGGGTAGCGCTTAATACATATTTTGAATAAGGCTGCCCAAATAAGGCCGTTAATTGCTCGGCTGTTGTTTCGCCTTTGGTAATTTGTTTTATATTTTCAGTGGCAAAGTTATTCCCTACTGTATAACTCGACTTAGCACACCCGCTTAAACCAAGTGCAATAACGGCTACCGTTAATAGTGTTTTAAACATACCTGTTCCTTTTTTGTTTTAAATAAATAGCAAAAATATAATACCCGAATTTTAGGCATTAAAAACCCCGCATAAATGCAGGGATATTTAAATAATATTTAATAAATATGTTTTTAATATTTATTCGGTGTTTTGCTGTGTTTTATCAAGGCTTTCAAGCGCAAGCCCCAGTGCTTTATCTATGGCTTGCCCCTCGTTTTTAACATCACTAAAGCTCGCTTTAATGCGTAGTAGCCCTGCTTTTGTTTCGGGCTTTATATATGTATCAACCCGTTTGTTTTCATTTAGCTGTTTTTTATGATGCGTTTTGCGCGCAAGGGCAACGGCTTTTTTTCTGTCGTTGGGTGTAGTGGTCATTGTGCTTTTTTCGCTATTCAATTTTTAATTATCCTACTTATATTTGCTTATCACGTAAATTAACACGAATCATGTTTACACGGTAATAAATAACAGTAATAATGTTTTTTACACGGTAATTATTTAGGCGCAAGTATGTTACACCAAAATGAAATAGTAGTTGATAATTTTGCAGGGGGCGGCGGGGCAAGTACGGGCCTTGAAATGGCGTTAGGCCGTAGTGTTGATATAGCGATTAACCACGACCCCGCCGCTATTGATATGCACAAGGTTAACCACCCAAGCACAACCCATTATTGCGAATCAGTGTGGGACGTTGATCCGGTGGCCGCATGTGCAGGCCGCCCCGTTGGTTTGGCATGGTTTAGCCCCGACTGTAAGTATTTTAGCAAAGCAAAAGGTGGTAAGCCTGTAAATAAAGAAATACGCGGGCTTGCATGGGTCGCTGTTAGGTGGGCGGCTCTAGTTCCTGTACGTATCTTTATGTTAGAGAATGTTGAAGAATTTAAAGATTGGGGGCCATTAAAAGAGGTTTCACCTAACGTATTTAAACCCGACAAAGAAAAAAAAGGAGAAACATTTGCTGCATTTATAAAATGTCTAACAACAGGCTTAGAAAAGAACCACCCCGCATGGGGTGAAATAAGAGAAAGTTTGGGTAATGATTTTCCTTATCATAAGCTCGAAAAAGGGCTAGGTTACACGCTTGATTACAAAGTTTTAACTGCTTGCGACTTTGGTGCGCCAACAAGTCGAAAACGCTTATTTCTTGTGGCTAGAAATGATGAATTAAATATTAAATGGCCATTACCTACGCATGGGAAAAAAGATTCGGGCTTAAAACCTTACCTTAATGCCGCTGACATTATAGATTGGTCTATACCGGTTAAATCTATTTTTAATCGCCCGAGACCAATAGCCGAGAAAACCTTAATACGTATTGCTAAAGGGATTGAAAAAGAAATAATAAACAACCCCGATCCGTTTGTTGTTCCTCGCGAACATGTAGCCCCTTTTATTACCGAACACGCTAACAGCTCGAATCAACGTAACATGGCATTAAACGAGCCATTACGTACATTGTGCGCGCAAGTTAAAGGCGGTCACTTTGCATTAGTTACCAGTCATATAATAAAGTTTCGCGGTGATAATACCGGCCATAAAACCAACGAGCCTTTACATACTATTTCAGCCGGTGGGAATCACCTTGGCGAAGTGCAAACATTTTTAATTAAATACTTTGGCACATCAAACGCCCAAAGCGCCCTTGAGCCACTGGGAACCATAACTACAAAAGACCGTTACGGTGTGGTGATGATCAGGGGGTCAAAATATCAAATAGTTGATATTGGCATGCGTATGCTTTACCCGCACGAACTGTACGCGGCCATGGGGTTTCCTGCGTCCTACAAAATAGCCTTTAACAGTGAGGGCAAAAAAAACACCAAGCAAAACCAAGTGGCCCGCTGTGGTAACGCAGTGTGTCCACCTGCAGCGGCGGCCCTTGTTACAGCTAACTTAACACGGTCTAAAAAACAGGTTGCCGCATGAATAGAGCCATTTTTAACACTATGGGGCACCACGCGCACATGTACGTAATGTATAAGGGCGCAAAGCACTACGTGATTGCGTCTAATTTAAATGAAGGATTATTTGCACTAATCGACAGTAAAACAGATACCCCGCCGGAGCTTTGGCAGTGGGTGCGCTGCGAAAGTGTTGAGCTAATAAAAACGGGGGTGGTGCTTGGCTTTACTCGTTAACGAATTGCAATTTAATGATTACTTAAGCGCGGTTCGTTTAAAAACACCGGTGCATGATTGCCCATCGATACACCGCCAAGAGCACGATATTGCGTATCAAATTAACCATAATGGCGAGTTTGTCACGATTGGCCGTTACACCCCGCCCAGTGAATATTTAATATTTGATGTGCTTTGTATAAACAAAACGCCAAAACAAACACTACAAAATGGCGGCATGTAGCATGGAGATTAAATTTAATCGCGTTAAAGAGGGCGAGTTTTTACGCTTGCTGCAAACCAAAGTGTTTAACAAGTTAATTGCCCAGCAACAAGCAGGCACTAATAAATACCATGTTATAGGCGTTATTGCAGGGCAAGCCATTGCGTACACCGTGCGTCATGGTCGCACCGATGATTTGCGCACCTGGCGTTTAGATAATATGGCCGCGTTTTTAAATAAGCACGGTGTAACCAAGTTTGAAATACAAATGAGATAGCCATGTATCATAAAATGATTAAGGGCCAATACTGGGTGTTTGGCTCGCGTAAAAAATACGAGCAGGGGTTTATACCCCGTTTTAAATGCAATACCCGCAAAGAGTTAGTGGCGTTTTATAAGTCATGCGGCCTCATTCTTAAGGTTATAAAATGAAAATAAGTGAATTAATAAGGTTGCTAGAAATACAAAAACAGGCGTTTGGTGATATTGAAGTAACCATGCAAGCCACGCTGTTAAGTAATGGCTACAGCGCCACTAATAACCACGCTATGCCTGATGTATTTGAAAGCACGGTTGAAAGCGTGATTAAAAAAGAGGGCGGCAAGTTAGGCGACCGCCTTAAATTAACATGGAAAATGTAAAGGGTAACTTATGTATTTTTTACAGCAAATAAAAAGAGACATTGCGCGCACAAATTCCGGCAGAGCAAGCCCATACAGGGATAAAGAGCTTGTTAACGCTAAAGCCTTGCAGGTGCTAATTGCACAATTTGAAAAATTAGACACGGATTTTAGAGTAAATGAGTTAAGTAAACGCCCCGATAGCGACTATCAATTGCTCGACGCGCTAATACATAAGCTTTGGCATGATAACGGCAAGAACGCAGATCAGATTATGCATGTGTTTTCAAAATCACTGGCTAAGCTGCTAGATGACAAAATAAACACCACCCCGAGTTTTGAGCCTAAGCAACAAAACCATAATTTTAAAATTGAAGCTTTACCAAGAACAATAACAGATAAAGAGTTTCAATACTTAATGGGGAAATTAAGAGAATGATTGTTATATTTAAAAATAAAAATGGTACTTTTACCGTTCGCCCTGCGTTTATCGGTTTTATAAAAAACAATTATGTAAGGCGCACATTATGTACGATTGTTTACCCATTGGTAATATTATTTACCCTTGCCCTTAATTTTCTGCAATCACTTCTTGTGAGCGCTTTTGTAATTATTCGCGGCTTTTATTATCCGTTAGTGCGTTTGCGTCCAATTTGGAAAACAGAAATTTGGCAGCGGCCAAGAACCAAAGCAGATAAAAATAATAGAATGGAATAATTAACCAACCATTAGGCGCGGCCTAATAGTTAAGATTGAGGTTCATATGCATTTCACTGGTGAATTAAGTGATATGAAAACCCGCTACGAGTTGGTTAGCGTTGGCAAAAGCGATGAATGTGGTTGCCCAGAAGAAGAATGGGTAATATTTATGGTTTGTGTAACCATTCACTTAGAGCCAGTAACAGGCGGTCATATATTTTTAGATACCGGCGACTGGCAAGATGAAAAATTAGTAAATTGCCAAAACATAGAGCAGTTAAGAGTTGCTGCAGTTGATTGGGTTAATAACATGCCTATAAATAATAGCCTTTAACCCTTACCCTTTAACCTTCGTTTTACTTCCCCAATGCTTAGGCCGCTTTCGTATAGTCCACGTTCGCGGGCTTGGCATATTAGTTCATCACGCCGATCAAGCCATTTTATTAATGCGGTGGCGCTGCAATTTAATCGCCGTGCTATTTCGCTTTTAAATACGTCTTGGCTTAGCCAAAACAATATTTGGTTTTCGCGCTCATCAAGTTTGCTTTTTATTATGGCCCCTTTTGCCCGCCCCGCTGGTAAGTTGTTTGCTTTGCGGCTATTGGCTGCCGCTTTTGCTTTTAAGCTGCGCTGTTTACTAAAGTCTTGTGCGGCAAAAGCACGCCCAATTTGTATAAAAAATTGCCCTACGTCATTTTTATGGCTTGGGGTGAGCGTATCGCCCGTTAAACAAAAGTGTATTTCGGCCCCTGCATTTATTATGCGGGTGGTTACTTCCATTATGTCGCTGATAGAGTCGCGCCCTAATCGCTCTATGTCGTTTACTAATACCCGATCACCTGGCGTTAATCGCTCTATTAGTTCAATAAGCCCACGCTGTGTTTTATTGGTGCTCGATCCGCTTAAGGTGTATTCGTACCATTTATATATATAAAAGCCGTGCTTGGCGGCATATTGGGTTATGCGGGTGCGTTGGCCGTGGCTGTGCTGTTTGTGCGCGTCGCTTATGCGTATGTATGCGTAATTTTTTGCCACTGGGCCCGCTTAAACTTTAGAGTTGTTTTGTTGTCGCTAGAGTTTACATATTGCGTGTTACTGGGCGTTAATTTAATAAACTCTAGGGTTTACCCTAAAGAGTGATTTTATATCATGCACTTATATTGGCACGAACCCTGCTAATGCTCACTTAACTATTTTAAGGAGCAAAAAAATGACACTTACATTATTACTACTTAGCGGCCTATCTGCAGACGTAACCCCAGCGAACGTAAACACACAACAATTAAAAGGTACTGGCGGTATTATTATTTTAAACCCTAAGCCAAAGCCAAAAATACAAGGCACTGGCGGTATTATTATTTTGAATCCTAAAAAGCCAAAATAAAAAGAATTTAAGCAAAGTTTAAAAAGCCAGCAATACGCTGGTTTTTTTATGTCCAAAATTATACTATTGCATCCTTAATCAAGGAATGAACATGATAAAAACCCTGTCTGGTTTGTATAATGAAATACTCGTTGCCACTGCTACCCATAATGTTTTTTCAGTCCAAGTAATTATTTCACTGTGTTATTTGCTGGCCCTATGCCTATCTATTTTTAGAGCGCTTAACGATAAAGAATTACTAAGTGATTTTTTATCAATTGCGGTGGTGGTGTCTAAGTACATGTTAACTACCCTGCTAATGGAAAAAGTGCTTATATTTTTAGCTGAGTCAAAGCGCGGGGATTTAGCGCAAAACATTTATTTAGCGGTTAGCTTTATGGGTGTGTTAAGTGTGATCATTCTTTACCGGTTACATGTGCGATTTAGCTATAAATACGGCGAGCTGTTTTTTACTGTTGTTAGATTAACATTAGCATTATCAGTAATTAACTTTATTATTTGGTTTAAATTTGTGGTTTTGGATATTCAAGAAGGGTTTGCAGTGCTACATTACCTGTATAGTTTTACAGTGCTTTATATTAGCTGTGTGTTGGGGGTTGTGATGCTTTTTCCTAAAATTTTAAATACTAAGCTTGGTGATGTGTTGAGCTTACGTTTACCAAGAGGTGCTTTATGATAAATATTGTTTATGGCGCGCTTTTAATATTGGTGTGTTTGCTTACGTTAAGTACCTGGCTTATGTCGCGCCGTGCTATTTTTAAAAAGCAATTACGCGATAAGTCTGAACTGGCCATGCGCTTAAGTATTAATGCTAAGCACGAACCCGACTTTAAAAAGTCGATGCAATTAATGAATGAAGCCGAAAAGCTTAAAAATGAGGTTGCATTAATATTGGGTAAGTTCCCAAGTATGCAGCGTTATGATTTTGAGCTTGCAGAAATTACACCGGCTGATGTGCAAGCGCCTGTTGAGGAATTATCAATAGGGCAGTTAATGAATAAATACGATAATGATTTAGGGCATAAAGTAATTTATGCAAAGTTTAACAAAGAGCGCTAGGCGCGCTCTTTGGTGTTTTTGTTCCACTGTATTGTAAGTTCGTGTTCAATATCGGCGGCTTGTTTTTTAGCAAGCTGCTCTAAATCTTCTAAGCTGCTCGCTTTATTTATAAACCCCTGCTCGTTTAGCTCTCTTAAGCTTTTTATTAAACCTTGCTTTATATACAACAAATCATTTGGGTCTAGTTGGCTCATTGGGCTGCCGTACAGTAGGTGATCAAAGCTTATGCTGGTTGCCTGCGCTGTTTGGTCTATTAGTGCATACGGTATTGAGCCACGCTTAATGGTATTGGTACACCATGAGTCACTTAACGCAATTTTGCGCTCAAGGGCCGCTTTATTTTTTACACCATGCGCCCAGCACACACGGTTTATTATGTCGTGTACGGTTTGCTGCTCGGGTGTTAATGCTTTTTTAAACATGGGCCTGCCTCTTATGTTGGCGTTATAGTAACCGATCCTGTAAATAATTACATACCCTGCCTGAATAAAAACTGACAAAATGTAAGTTTTTATTGCAAAGGTTAATTTTTGGGTGTACTTTCCATTGCAAATAATGAAGTTATCAAGGGATATATTATGGAAAATGAAGGTAATAATCAGGTTACGATTAAGGATGATTTAGGGGCGGCTCACTCGCTAGCAATATTACTAGCAAGAGCCAGTGAGGACGATATACACCTTAACAATGTTGCGGTGCAAATCGCCCAGTTAATAAATAAAAGCGTTAATGCGCTTGGCGACCAATAACCGCCGCTTGTAACCATGCGGGCTTACTGGCCAACCATTGTAATAAAAGGTGGCTTGGTAGGGTGTGTAAATCAATTAGACGCATTTTTTGTATTGCTGTATAGTTTGCTTGTGACATTTTAAAGTTTCCTCTTTAGTGTTGCATGTAGCCGGTGGGGGTCGAAGTTCACCGGCTTACTCTTTTTTAAATTCTGCTTTTATCGCTCGTCTTTTTCTAACTTTTCAAATAATGCTTGCACCATGTAAGCTGATAAATTGCCGCTTACTTTACCCGCTGCTTTTAATGCATTAAAACGCTGCTCTGCTTTTACAGGTAAATTATTTATGTGCTTTGGCTTGGTGGCTGGCTTGGTGTTTAGCTCGCTTGTTTGCTCGCTTAATGCTGCACCTTTGCCTACGTTGTTTATTTTGTCGAACTTGCCCATTGTTGTAGCCTTTGTATTTAATTAGTATTAATAAAGTATGGTTTAAATATTTAACAGTGTGTTTATTTCAATTGCCAGCGCTTTAATTTCGCGTGCGGCATCACTGTATTTTGTTTTTGGGTGAGTAAATACGCCCATGCCATCGATGGCCGCTAATGGGTAATCTTTACGCGCGGCTAATGTGGTGTTTAAGCGCGATAGGTGTTCAGAGTTATTTAAAAAGCTTTCTACGTCGTCAAACTTTTTGCGGCGTGGGTGAACGCGGGTAAACAATACACGGCCGTTTATATTTACACCCATTTCGGCGCTTATTTCTTTTAGTGTTTTATCAAAGCTTTTAAGGCCGATCACTTCGGTTATGTCGTCGTTTGCTGGCACAATCACCAAATCACTTAATGCAACCGCTATGCGATTTAATTCAGAGTCAAACCCGCCACAATCAACCAGTATTAATTTACCTTGCTCGCTTTGCTTTAACTGCTCAATAAGTTCGTTTTTGCTCAAGCCGCTTAATACATTAAATTGAGCGCTTGGCTCACGAAAGCTGTTTAAGGTAACTAAGTTACTGTGCGCGTCTTGGTCTATTACGATGTCCGGCTTTAATATTTCGGTTAAATTTAGTGCAGTAGTCGTTTTGCCAACCCCGCCTTTATTATGTGCTAATACAATTATCATTTACCTGCTCCTCTTTGATTACCGTGTAAATATAAGGTGATTCTAAATAATATGCAATAAATATTTTATATATACTCAATAAATATTAAATAAATATTTAATTAGTATTTATTTAAGCTTTAACACGATTTGTGTTTACATGTTATTTGGCCTTTGATACTGTGTGATTACACGGTAATAACGCAAGTAAAAGGGTATTTTATGTCAGGTTCGCAAGAGATAGCCGCTACAGCGGTTGATAATGTAGATAGCCTAGTGGCTGAAATTTTAGAGGGCAATTTTGCCGATAACGAGGTGAGCTTAGGGCGCATACTTGCAGGCAAGCAAGAAATGCAAATTGTGCTTAAAGTGGTGGCCGTTCGCGAAAACTTTATTTTTGACGAATTTGAAGATTTAACCGAGTTTGGGCAAGTAAGTGCAAAACAAGACTGTGATCACGATTGGGAAAACATGGGTGATCACTTTCAATGCACTTACGCCGATTGCCAAGCTATACGCAAAGGGGCTTAAAATGGAATTAATAAACAACAGCCGATTAACAGCCAAAATGGACGTTGTTCGAAATGGTAGCACGATGCTTTTTAGGGAGGAAAAAAGCCGCAACTCTATAAATTTAGGAAATGCCGATGTAGTATTAAAGCACCCCACTAATAAAGCAATGTACGCCAAGCTGATTAAAAATAACTGGTATTGGGTCAATGGGTGCAGTCATTGCGATCCGAGCCAATCGCCGTATATTGTATGCGATGAACACGACAAATGCATAACATGCAAGGAACCCCGTAGCGCACAAACTCAAGCTGTTTGGGGTTGTTTTAATAACACCTGGCGCTGCGCTCCTTGCCAAACAAAACTAGACAATGCAGAAAAGCAAATTGCACTAAAACGCGTAGCTAAAGCCGTTGAGAATAATGGCGGTTATGATCAGTGGGAGTATCGATTGCAAGATAATATAAAATGCCCTCATTGCGCCACTGAATATGAACCCGATGATGTACCCGAAGGTGAACAGAGTTGTGATACCTGCGGCGGCTCTTATAACGTAGAGCCTGAACATTCTATTAGCTATACAACAACGGTTATTGGTGAAAGGCTTTTACCTGATGAATGATAAAACAACCGCCCGATTGCATAGCCAGCTTGTAAAGCTCGGCGATATGATGGGCGACGGCCTGCACAATGAACCCGATGCAAAGTGGATTAACACCGAATACCGCCGAAAAAATCGGGGTTGGGTATGCTGCCACCGCGCAAAAATAACAGTGCTGTTATTAATGAGGCGATGATCAAGCGAGTTGCACAAGTGCCTTGCCCTAATTGTAATGGCATACTTAAACAAACCCGTTCAGGTGCTAAGCGCGCGAAGTGCCAACAATGCAGTAATTTATATAAGTTATTAAAGTGAGGGCGTATGTTTACTAAATTACGTAAGTGGGCGTTTAATATTTGTAGTGAGTGTGAGCAACCGGCCAAAGGTTATGTATTTGGGGTTCGCTATTGCCAAAAACACTTAAACGCTGAATTTCAGCGTGTAATGGAAATTGAGGCAAGGTGGCGCTGCATTGAAGAAGCAGCATTGAATAATGCACATGTTATAAAATGGTGTAGGTATAATCATTGGGGCGCCATGCAGGGAAGTTGCCAATTGAGTCAAATGTATTGGGCCACTCAAGAACGGATAGAGCGAAACGAAAAACCCCGCACTTAGGCGGTGTTTTTTATGCGTAACGATTAAGCCCTTTTTGCAATTCGGCTTTGCATTCAGGGAATATTTTAATATTTCGCTTAATGTCTGCTTTACTCATCCACAGCCAATAGCTTTCGCCCTCATCATCTACAATGTCAAAACGTGCGGCATCTTTACCGCGCGCATTACGTACTAAATTAAACTCACTAAATGTTATTTGGGCGGTTAATTTATTTTTTCGGTATAACACCCATAAATCTTCACATTCTTTGTTAAACACTTCGACGGCTTTGGGTGTTGTTAATTTGGCGCTGAGTATTTCGCGGTGGGTTTCTGTTACGGCTACATCGTTTAATATTGCCATGCCGCTTACACGTTCATAGCCTTTGGCTTTCATTTTAGCGTCAATGGTTGGGTTCATGGTTTTGCCACCTTAAATGCGTCGATATAAAACCAGCGCCCGCCAAAGTGGTGAGTAAATAGTTTATCGCCTTTCACCTCTTTTACACTTATTACGCCAAGGCTCTTGTGCGTGGCAAAGGCTTTATCGTCAATATAAAAGATACGGTCGCCAGCCATCTTTTTATAATATGGGGATAAATAGCTACTGCGGTAGCGATATGCACCACTTGTATGATTTGCGCCCTGCGTGGTTGTTGCTACGGCGGTGGCACTTTTACCCACCGCCGCCGGTAAAAAAAAAGCGCTTATTGCTAATGTTAATAATATGAAACGTTTCATTTTATTATCCTCAATCGTTTGTTTTAGGGCTTTTGCGTTCAATAAATACATTTCCCAGCTCGCTGTTAAATTCAATATCGTGTTGTTGGCTATGCGCCAGCGCGATAAGTGTGCGGGCTAATACGCCCGCCACTTTTTCTAAACCATGCGCTTTAATGTCGGCCGCTATGGCGTCAGGTAATTGCATGTTTATCCTTAAATGAAATTTCAGTGACTTTAAAGCGACCTCTGGCGGGCGCGTCTCTTAAGTAAAAGCGCTGGCAAGGTTCGCCGCAGTCATCAAGGCCCACGCCCCAAAATGCGTAGGTGTGTTTTATTTCGGTTGCAATAACATCTTCACACTCAAAATCTAGGGTTTTTTGTGCATCCTCAATGCTTACATGGCCGCGTATATATTCGTGCGTTTTATCATCCCAATAAATAAGAATGTACTCGCCGTTTTTTGTTGTTTGGGTTGGCATATTTATTCCCACCCCGTTAAATATCGCTCGCCTTGACCGTCGCTGTTTTCTATCAGTGTTTTTAGTGTGTGGATAAACTCCCCTTCTTCGTTACAAAAACCCATATCTAAGTCGTTTGATAAGTCTTTAACTTCTTCAAATTCTTCTATGTCCACCCCTGTAGAGTTACTTAATACATGTTTTGCGCGCTGTTCGTTGTAAGCTAAAACAATATCGTTCTCACCTACTTGGTAGGGTTTTAATATTTTATCGCTTGGGGTTATATCCAAGCCTTTATGTTTAACGCCAATAGTCGTGCTTATTCCACGCTCTGAGCACCAAAAAACTGCCGCTTTTTCTGTTGAAAAGTAACGAATTAGAAAGGTATTAACTTCCCACGCTTGATCTTTACTTGATACGTCAGCTTTTATATCTTCAAAAACTACGTTTTTTAATTCTTTTCTTTTGGTATCTGAAATTAAAAATATCATGGGGGTTTATCCTTATTCAGCCGGTTGCAGTTGGGCGTTGAAATTAACGGGGATCATGTTGGCGTCGGTAATAATGCCGTTTTGCACTTCGTTTACCTGGCGTAACCAGATTTGTGCAAAGTCGAGGGTGTCTTTACTTGGGCGCAAGCCGCCTTTGGGGGCTGCGCATAGTTGTGCACCGTTTTTTGGGTCATGGCTAATTAGGCCACCGCGCCCGCTTTGGTGTAGGTATAACAGTGATCTGCTTTCAAACTGTGTGCCGTCCTCGCGCTGCATTTTTGTTTTTTGCGGCCATATAATTAAGTGATGCTCGCCGTTGTGGTATAGGCCTGCACCGGTGTTATGCTCAAGCTTGTGTTGAAGTTCGGCCACTTTGTTTACGGCGATATTTCGCTGGTCTCTTAATACTTTAACCTCGGCTTTAAGCTCTTTTTTTTCAATCTCTAGCTTTTTATTGCGCCCCTGCGCTTTTTCGTTTGCCTCGCTTTGGCGTTTAATTTGCTCTTTTAATTTTTTAGGGTTGAGCTGGTTTAGCTCGCGCACTTTTTCGTGTGCGGTTTTTAGCTGGCTTTGTAAGCTGGCAATGGTGTTATTAAGCGCGGTTGTTTGGCTTGCTATTTTTACGCCGTTTTCTACGGCTTTAGCGGCGCGGTTTAAGTCGATTGCGTCTTGCTTTGCTTGATCTTGCAGCTCGGCGTTAAAACGCTTTTCGGCTTCAAGCTTTGATTTTAGTATGGCTATTTCGTCGCTTGTGTTTTGTCGATAAAGCGCGTGTATTGTTGCCTGTTGTTCTTGCTGTATTTGTTCGGCGTTGTATTGCTGTACAAATTTTGTGAGCGTGTCGCTTGAATGTGCCTCGCACTCGCTGTTATCCACTAGGTGCAGTTGGCTTAGGGCGTCACGTTCTTGGCTGTTTACTTGTGTTTTTTGCATGGTTACTTACTCTTTTTTGCTATTGCTTTTTGACCTAGGGCCATTAGTACGTTTTTAGGTATTGTGCTGTATTGGCATGGTTGGCCAATTAGGTGCGGGTTAAATTCTATTATGCACATGGGTTTATTTAGCTCTGCGGGTTCTTCTTTGCCGTTCAGCGAGTTAATAAAGCGAATGCCGCCACTACGCCATTTAAGCTTTGGTTGGCCTTTTTTGGGGCCGCGTAAGTACACGCCTTGATTTTCGTAATACCCTACTATGTCTATTATTTTGCTGGCGCTATTGGCGGGCCACCACTGGGTGCGGTTGTCGCGCGGTACTAATAGGGTGGTTAATATGCCTTTATGTTGTTGCTCTATAACTTTATTTACCCACGGTAAAATATTGCTGTATGGCGGGTTTAGCCATACTGCAGGGGTTGCGCTGTTTGCATCTAAATAAAGCCCTATATCGGCCGACCAATCTTTTTTAAGGGCGTTGTTACGCGGGGTGTAATAACGTTCAACTAGTGCTGATTTTTTTAGCGCTGCAGCGTCTAATACATAATGGTATTGGCTGTTTAGTGCCTCAAATAACCAATGCGGGGTTTGTGTGGTGTCGCGCCCCGCTTTGTTACTTTTGCTTTGGTGGTTGTTATTTGATGCCATGTTATGCGGCCTCTTGACGGCGAGTGAGGCGCATTTGTGTACGCGCTATGCGTACAGGGCGTATTTTGTTTATGTCGCTGGCGGTGCTTGCGCCAAATATGGCTATACATAAACACAGTGTGCGCGCGCCTAATAAACCTAATTCCCATGCGCGGTGCATAAGGTGTGCAAGTGTTTTTGCACCTAAACGGGCCTGCATGTTGCGCAGCTCTATATTTAATTCGGTTTGGTTTAGGCTGTTACTTGCGCCAATTTCGTAATTGGTTTTACCTTCTGCGAGTTGGTTTAATAAGCCTTTTTGGTAGTTGTTAAGCATGGCTGTTTATCCTTAAGGTGTGAATATCGGCCAAGGCGTTTACCGCGCTGCCTAAGTCGGTTTTTAAATCTTCTGCGTCCATGCTAATTGCATTGGCTAAATCAATTATGTCGTCTATTGCGCGCGGGTTGCTGGCTACGGCTTCGGCAAGTGCAATTATTGCTTGTGCGTTGTTTTTCATTGAAAGACTGCGCGCAGCTTGACGGTTTAGTTTTCGCTCTACTGTATTTTGTACGGTTGTTAAAGTCGTCATGATGATCCTTATATGTGTTAAATAACATTATTTAACATGTTTTATGTTAATTGCAGGCGCAAAAAAGCCTTGTGGGCTTAATTGCTGGCTGCGCGCCAGTGGCCTATGTATTTACCAATGATGGTGAGGTTTTTTAACTCGTCCTCGGTGAGTGTTTGATCGTCGTAGGTTTGTTTGTTATGCACAAACAAGGTGTAACTGCCGTTTAGTTCTTTACGTAAACCGCGCATTACTGTGCTGCCATCTTGATTTATTGCATAAATAGCGGGCTTGCTAATAACGCCTACTTTTTTACTTATTACTATTTGTTCGCCTTGCGTAAATGCATTTGACATTGCGCTGTCTGTTACGGTTATTTCGTCCAGGTCTTGAAAGGTTAATTTTTGCTTTGCTAACTCGCTTTTATTGATTGCTATTACGCTGTCTTTATTGATTGGGCGGTATGCATAGCCGCCCTCAATTTCGTCGGTAAAGCCGTATAAATACTCTAGTGAGCAGTTGTAGGCTTTGGCGCAAAGTTTAAGAAACTCAGGCGGTACGTTTTTGTTTATTTCGTTTTCGTAATTAGATACGCGCGATTGTCCAACCCCGATTTTTTCGGCGGCCTCACGTTGCGATAAGCCTGCATTTATACGGGCTTTGCGCATCCTTTCTGATTTTTTATCAGTGCTTTGTACTGTGTTTGTGGTGGTTAATTCTGTCATAACGAATCCCAATTAAGCTTGCTTATTGAAAAGTTAACACACTTTGTGTCATTCGTCACGGTTTGAGCATTAAATAAACATGCTTTGTGTTTCATTTTTAACACACTTTGTGTTATTTTATTTATATACTATAAAAGGTGTTCAAATGACGTTTTCAAAATGGGTAGATAGTACGTTTGGTGAAAATGGCGGTGGTAAGGCAGCCCGCTTTTTGGGTATTGGGTATCGCACATTTAGAAGTTATTACGCGTGTGAGCGGTTCCCTCATCCTAAAAACTGCCAAATTATTGTACTTAAAAGCGGTAACAAAATAGACGTGCAAAAGTGGCAGCAGGATTACACCAACAACCAAAATAAAAAGAAGGTGAGCGCATGATTATTGTTTTGTATGCCAACACAGGCGAGTCGCTTAAAAAGGCGTTTAGCTATATAGAGCACCAACATGCAGGGCTATCGGATCACGTTAATTTGTCGCGTATTGGTGATATTGAATTGCGCATTGCGCAGTTAAACCAAATACCTGATCGCAAAACAGAGCGCCGCGTTACGGTGGTTTCAAACCCACAAACAGGCCGTGAGCTTGCTTTGTTACGTGGGATGGGGGCGGTTGTTTGCCACCAATACGGGGCACTTTCACCGCTTTATACGACTGAAATAAAAATAAGCCCGCTGCATGATTTGCATTATGTGCCGCATTTAACGTTTAGCGGTTTACCTGGCCATGTGTTTACCGTTGATGAACTGTTAAGCGAATGCAAGGTGAAACACCGCAAGTTTAGGCAGCGAGCTAAGTAATTATGAGTAGCTTACGACATTCACACAATAAGGCCCGCTTAGAGCGCTATTTTGAACAGTGGGCGCGCTGGGTTCATACGGGGCAAGTGACTACCGCAAAATCAATTTTACAAATGATTATGGACGGTGACAGCTTTGATCGTTCAGGCGGGGGTTGCTCCCCAATTGTGGAATGCGTAGAGCTTAATATTGAATCGGCTTTAATGCGATTTATGGTAACGAATAAACAGGCCGTTACTGTGTGCCGTGTTGAGTATGGGGCGTTGTTTTTGCCTAATTTGCCAATTGATGCAAACAGAGAAACCCGCGCATTACGCATGGGTATGAGCTTAAGAACCTACAACCGTCGCTTGCAAGATGCACGCGTATGCGTTGAAAGTTCTTTAATTAAAACAGGTGATTTATGAGTTTTACAATTCCAATTTGGGTTTTAGTCGTTTTAGGTATTCCGGTCGTTTTATTCGCTGCCTTTTGTATGTTTTTAGGGTTTCAGCTTTTACGTAATTTTAAATGGAAATAGGTGATTTATGAGCGATAACTTTTTAGAGCCTATGGGGCAATCAAAAACACATTATGAAGGGTGGCGAAAGCGCGCAGCTAAAGAAAAAAGAATAGAGGCTAAGCCCGCGCTGGTACGCCGTCGCAGAGTGCAAGAAAGCTTGTTCGCGGCGCGAGATATTAAACAGCAGTACGAACTTTAGTTATGCACAGTTTTTGTGCAAAAGGTGTGTGTAAGCCATGGCTACATTAAGAGCAAATTTAACGGATAATTTAATAAAAACCCATGCAAGCGTTGAGGTTAACCGCTTTCGTGATCCTCGTTATCCGTTAATTTTAAAAATGCATGCATCGCTGCAGGTGGGTAGCTGGTACATCGTCGATTTTAAAGCCGATAAATGGCATAAGTTTGGCGCATGGCCGGTGTTTAATTGCCAAAAGGCGCTTGCGTTGGTGCCTGACTTACTTGTTAAGCATGCGTTAGATAAGCCGCTTTTAGTTAGTCGTTTTGAAACGTTAGGGCAGTTACTTACGTGGTATTTAGAGCGCGAATTAAGTAATAAAAGTATTAGTAAAAAACGCCGTATTAATATTGAGTCGTCAGTTAGTAAACACTTGATCCCGCTTGTGGGCCACTGCGATTTAATGAGCTTTAATAACTTTGTGTGCGAAAACGAGTTGATTTGGCCATTACAAAACGCGTACCAGTTAAGCACGGTTCGTCAGCACTTCCAGTTATTAAAACGTTCACTAAGCCAAGCACAAAAAAGTCAGTTAATAGAATTTAACCCTTTAAGTGATACGACATTTAAAACGTTTATTCCTACAAAAATCGAACCTAAAAAATCAAAGTTATCTATTAAAAATGAGCCTGAATTAGCGTGTGATTTATTAAGCCCTACGAGTGCGCCTTATATGTTGTGCTGGTTTATGTTGCTACACGCTACCCGTATTGGTGAAACCCGCCAGTTACGTTGGGATCACATAGATACACTTAATAAGCGAATGACGTTACCAGCGGATATAACAAAAACAAAAGAGCATGTAATTGAATTAAGTGATTACGCTTTTGGGCATTTAATTACCTGGCATAAGCAGCAAGCCAAACACTCACGCAGTGCTTATATTTTCCCAGCAAAAACACGCGGCCCTATTAATGAAAATGAGGCCAATAAATACGTGCAACAAGTAAGTAATGGTAAATATACGGCCCATGATTTACGTAAGTTTTGCCGTGGCCGCTGGCTTGATTTGGGCATTGATTCGCTCATTGCTGAACTGCTTTTAAATCATGCATTAACAGAGTTACAGCAAACATATATGCAAACAACCGGTGCTATTAAAAAACGTGAGTCTTTAACGTTGTGGGCTCAGCATTTGGTTGATGTGAAAACAGCAGTTGAAGCCGAGACAGTGGCGAGACCCTACGATTTTAACGCGCCCGCTTAATCTGAGTTGTACAAAGGATTGTGGCGCTATTTTGGTGTTTTACAGTAAGGAAGATGAAATGCGATTAAATAAGTTGAATTTAGCTATTAAATTAGCGTTAGGAATTAAGCACCCTTGTCAGTTAACACCTTTAGATTTTGCGGTTATTGACAGGGTAGAAAAGGGCATTCAAATATTTTTAGATGAATATGGTACTCACTATGAAAGTGAATCTGTGTTTGACCGACTTGATGAAATTTTAAATGCACGCAGCCAAAAGCTAGTTAGCTCAATGGGTGTGCCGCGTAAATTATTCGGAGAATGTAATGCCTGATATAAAAACCCTGCCAACTTTACGCCAAAAAGTAACTGGAGAATTTTACGTAACTATTTGTGCGTTTGATGTTATGCACAATCTTGCCCAATCTGAGTTTGAAAAAGCGGTAGCGCTTTGCATTGAGTTTTCGGGGTCGATTTATAGTATTACCCCTAGCGTTAACTATTACTTAGATAGAGCTGTATTTTTTGCGCAACTTAGCCAGCAAACAAACAATCTTGTGCATATTACTAAAGCTTATAAACGCGCCAATTTAGTGTGCAAGGTGATTAGGTGTTTTTTAAAAGGCAAACCTTTTAACCAGGTGCCTAGTGCACGACTTAGGACCGCCATAAAAAAAGGACTTTACGCATGATTATTTTACAGCTTACGACTACTGAATTTTTAGGCGCTTTAACGTTTGTTTCGGTATTGATGTTTGCGGCGGTGCTACTGGCCTATGCCATGGGCGCGGGTTCTGTAAATGTTGATTTAGAGGTTAAGCGCCGTGTTAAGTCGCCTAATGTAGAAATTACAGGTTATCAGCCTTTTAATTTGCCGCGCGTAAAAAGCGAAATTCCTATGCCTAAATGCAACCCACCAAAGAGGCTTTAATAATGAGCACTGAAATAGCAGCAGAGAAGTTATTGAACGCGGGTAAGTTTTATACGGCTATTGAAATAGCCCGCATTTTTGGTCAATCAACACAGCACGGTAAACGCTATATGAATAACTTAATTAATAACCCGCGCTTTGTTGTTGAGCAAATATTAACGCCCGAACATCAAATAAAGGTACTTAGCATTGATGGCCGTAAGCAGTCGATAGATAAATTACAAAATAGTGCGCTGATGTTTTCACGCCCTAATTTGCTTAGTCATGAGTAGCAGCCCAAAGCGCCGCGCGCATGTGTGGCATTCAATGAATAGTAAAAAAGAGGTAGTTATGAAAAGTAATAATGAAAATGAAGCGCCAGCAGTTATGGCGGTATTGTGCGCGTGGGGCTTTTTTATAGCGTTTGCGTTGGTTGTTACTGGGCTGGCCTATGCTCTTGAGGGTGTTCTTATCGCGCTGGGGGTGATAAGTGACTGCTAAAAAAGTAAATACGCTAATGGGTGAAAAAAATTACATTCAAATAGCAATCGATTATGCAGCTGATCAAGAAAATCTTTGTACTGCAATGAAATCACAAGCCACTCGATTTTTGGCAAATATGGCGGCAGTTCACAGCGCTGAGTTTTCTTTTAAGTTAAACGAAGAACAAGCAATTAAGTGCTGTGCTTATATTGAAACCCATAAACACACTATGGGCCAATTGGCGTTGAAGAAAGAAAATATAAAATTAGAGCCGTGGCAGATTTTCTTTTTTGTAAATGTGTTTGGTTGGGTTTGCAAAAGCAACGGTGATTTGAGGTATAAAAAGGTGGCTCTTTCAGCAGGGCGTAAAAACGGCCTTACGATAATGTCACACTTAATGGCCTCAACAGCCCTGCACTTTGGTATTTATGAAAGGGCGTTTACTACTGCAAAAGGCAGCCGTTTTGCGTTCGATTGTTTAGTGAGAAGGTCTGAAAAAATTAAACTTAATGACTCACTTAAAATGCTAGGACAGCCAGCCACAAAGTTAAAAGTTACTGCGCTTGAGCTTATAGACGAAACCCGCGATGCTGTTTTTAATTCCACATTAAATGCGCAAGGTATCTTTTGCAGGGATAGCAATCAGGCTGAGCTGTCAATAAAGCGTGCATTAAAAAATGGTTATTTTCCAGAAAATGAATTTGTGTGCCTTTATAATCTTGATTCTTTTGATGATTTAAATAAACCTGAAACATGGGTTAAAGCAAACCCAAATATAAAAGTTAGTGTAGCTGAGTCATATTTATTACACCAATCAGAGCAGGTAGAGGCTAGCCGTAGAAGGCATTTTATTCTCAGCAATATGAATGTAAAAAACTGCCCCGAACTAGATTTGGTAGAGAAAAAGCGCGCTGACGCTGCAGAACGCAAACGCAAAAGCCGTGAGCGCTTGGCTAAGTTTGGTGTTAAGCGTGTTGAAGTGGGTTTATCTGAATCTGAGCGTGAAACATTGGCCATGTTATGCCAAGTGCGGGCGGGTGAGGGTAAAGAGCCGTACAGTGTAGATGAATATATAAGTACATTAATACGCCGTGATAAAGAGCGATTAGATGAACAGCTTAAATTTGCACAGTGTAATAAATGCAAACTCCCTTTACCTGGCGGTTGCAATGGGAATAATGCTGGCAGTCCTGAATGCTATAAGTTTGCGTTAGTTAACCGGCTTAGCTTGTGACGGGTCACACATTGCGCTTATGTGTTGTTTTTGGCTTGTTTTATTGCTGTAAATAACATATTTTGTGTTTATTTTAATTTTTATCTATTTTTGTGTTTACTTGTTTGGCATAAGAATGTATTGTTTTTGTCACGGTGGCAAAGTTGTAAATAAGCAACCGATTTAAAACTGAATCCCAAAATTGTATTTACTTGCGCAAGCCCAACTTTTATTAGTTGGGCTTTTTTTATGCCCTTAATTTAAGTGCCCCATGATGAATTTAATCAACCAATTAAAACGCCATGTGGCTTTTACCGCATTGGTGTGCAAAACAAATAGTAACGAGCGCTTAATAGGTTACGGCCACGATATAAATAAAAAGCCTTTGCCTGATTATTTGCAGCGCAACTTTGATTATCAGCCAATGACAGAGGACGAGGCATTAAATTTATTGGCGTCGGATATTTTAGATATTTACGACCCGTTAATTGCTTACGTTGATTTTACCCAATGGCCGATGCAGCGCCAACGTGCTTTATTAGCGTTGCTTTATATGATTGGGTTTTGGGACTTTGGCCGCGATAGAGTTTTGGTTCATGCGCTTAATTACGGTGATTTTAAACTTGCTGCAGAGTGTGTAGAGACAATAAGCAAAAAAGGCATTTATGCTGAAATTGCAGAGCAGTTAGAAAATGGCGGTGATGAATGAGCGCATTTTATACGTTTTTAAGCGGTGCGGGTTATAACTTATTTTTAGCTATTATGGCTTACGTTTTATTACGTGTTGCACTGCGTTACTTTAACCGCCGCGCGGGTTATACGCTCGACGAACTTGTGAGAGATTGCAAAAATGGTAAAGATTATCGGTCGCTTGCTATTTTGTATGGTTTGCAGCTTATTGGTGCTGCCTTGTTATTCGGCCTCGTTATCTCTTAGTTGTGGTTATGATGCGGATATTGAAAGCGCAGTAAAGCGTTTTAGTGCGGGCCGTGATCCTGATTTATTAAAAGCCCAGCTTTGGCAAGAGTCACGGTTTAAAACTGATGCTGTTAGCCCCGTTGGTGCAAGTGGTATTGCGCAGTTTATGCCTGCTACTTGGGAAGAACAAACCGCCAAGCTTGGTTTGGTCGGTTCGCCGTTTGATCCTGAGTTATCTATTTTAGTTGCTGCACGATATATGCAACAGCAATACGCGTTTTGGTCGAGCCCTCGCCCTGAGTATGACCGCGAAAATTTAGCGTTGTGTAATTACAACGCAGGCGCGGGCAATTGCCTTAAAGCGCAAAAGCTTAGCGGTGGCGAAGTACTTTACCCCCATATTATCCAATACTTACCCGATGTGACAGGTCACTATTCAAGAGAGACCATTGAATATGTGCAGCACATTAGACGTTATCAATTACAAATTAAAGCGCGTTTACCGTGCAAAAGAGGTTTTTAAATGGCTAAGCAATCTTATCCACAAATTAATGTATCGGCTGTGAAAACGTCTTTAGCTCAATTGTTTTTAGATAATGGTTTAACGGTTCCTGCCGGTGATGTGACTTTTGAGCTGCAAAACGCAAACACGCAGGGCTTAATTTATGTGAGCTTTGGCGATCAGTCGGGTTTAAGTGATTTTCAAGGCAATCCAATACCGGCGTATTGGAAAACCGACGAAGTTGAAAGCTTTGAAAATGTGTTTATTCAGTCGGGCGCGGGTTTAAGCGATTCGGCTATTACTGTGACGGTCACGGTGTAGTTATGGGTATTTCATCGCCGCTATTAAAGCAAGCGGGCTTTGCTAAAAGCAAGATATTTACTGCCATTGCTTGGGTGGCAGTGCCTGACGGTTTAAGTCAATACTGGCAGCTAACATCGCCCATTGCCGTTAAGGCGGGCGCTGAAATTGAAATTAGCTTTATTGGTGGCACCCCATCTAATGCGTACGGTAAATTTATAGAGTCGGCAAGCAATCGTTCAGGTATAGACGCCGGTTCGACAAGTTCATTTTTTAGGGTTCGATTTGGAACGGCCACACTAAACGATGAGCCAGGAGATATAAATCAAGATCCCATCCCAACAAGTGGTGAAAATAAACTAATTCTAACCCCCTCAGAAGATACTACATTTGAAACAATAGGAAGCCGTGGCAGTGGTGAGCTTATGAATTTACCGCTTTATATGCTGAGAGTTAGGGATCTTAATGGTGTTTTAACTAATGAGATACCACTTACTAATAAGTCTCAAGGTGAAACCCAGTCGCCCACAGTAGGCGATGTATCGGCGGTAATGGCTAATTTTACGGCGGCCGTATGGAAGGATAAAAGCAATTTATGAGTTTATTTCAATTATACGCATTTGTAACCGCCGCCGGTTGGGATAAGTCATTGCATAAACGCTGGCCTGACGCCTTGTTAGTTGGTGATTATCGGTTGCTAGTTTTTACTAATGAAGATTTACCAAAACTTAAAGGTGAATACAGTAATGCGGTATTTAAAGAGTTTACCTTGCAAAAAACGGTTGATGCTATGAGTGCAGGGGAAATTGGCCCGTTTATATGCGACCTAAATAAAGCTAAAGCTATTTATAATCACTTTATCCCGCCAGCTGACGAGGATTAATATGTTATCACTAAATAAAACAGCGTTACTTGCAGCGGTAGCCTTAGCCATAACGGTTGGCGGTTATGTTGTAGTTAATAAATATAACAACGCTATTGAGTTAAGCACCAAGTTAGCAGCCGAGAACAAGCGCTTAAATACGAGCATAGAAAAGCTGGGCGGTGAATTACAAAGCAGTGAAGCGGATAAACTAAAGCTAATTGCTAACAATAAGCTCCAAGAGCAAATGTTTAACGAACACCTGGCAACGCTTAACACTGTGAACGAACAACAAACCGTTGTGCAAACTGAGCTAAAAGAGGTGTTCATTTATGAACAGGTTAATAAAGATTGGGGCAATACTATGTTGCCTGATGATGTTAGTCGGGTGCTACTCGACGCCACCCGATCCCAAAGTAATAACAATAACAAAGCAAGTGCCGGTGTTACCTCCGGCATACCTCCTTAATGATTGCAGTGTTAAGCAATCAGATATAACAACCAATCGTGAGCTATTAACGTTTGCTGTTAAATCCCATAATCAAAACGTGTTGTGCAGTATTGATAAGGCAGCACTTAGAAAGTGGCGGGCAAAGCATGAGTAGTAACAATGTAGAACGCAGATCGTTAGCATTTGAAAAGGCATGCATGGTTGCATTAACAGCCGTTATTGTTGGCGTGCTTAGCTGGGTTGGTCTAACTGTAAACCAAAACCAATTGCAGTATGCCCGCATTGAAGAACGTTTAGCTAGTCAGTCGGTAATATTAAAGGACTTACAGAATAAGTTTACTGACTCTGCAGTGTGGCGCTCACGTATTGAAACAGATATGGCGCTATTTAATCAGCGGCTAAGGTCTATCGAAACACAGAACAAGAAGTAAAACACCCCATTGGCTGTAGTGATGCAAGCCAATGGGCTGCTTAATATATATTTAATAGATATTGTTTTAATACTTATTAAATATATAACGGGGTTATCTATGGCACATGCAACACCTAAGCGCTGCCGCCAAGGCGGCTGCGGTAAGACTACAACAGAACGCCACGGCTACTGTGAAACACACCAAGACCAAGCGAGCTGGGGCAGCTTTCAGCAGCAACAAAGCCGCAAAGGTAAGCGCGTTTACACAACTAAAGCATGGAAACAAACCCGCGAACACGTAAAGAATTTAGCTAAATGTTTATGTATTAACTGCTTAACAAAACCAAACCCAGTTGTTAAATCAGGTTCGATATGTGAGCACATAATACCGGTTGCTAAAGGCGGTACTGAACAGTTAGAAAATTTATCTTTCTTCTGTGATTCGTGCGCAAAAACTAAAACAGGTTGGGAAAGAACCCGAACTGTTAATGAGATACTAAAAAGATACGCGCACACCGCAATAAAACTGAATCTATAGGGGTGGGGGGGGGTCTTTTTTGTTCAAAGAAAGCCCATTCTACAGTACCGCCATCTAGTCAAATTTTTATACGCAAATAATAAGAATTGAAATTTGATCAATCCGTGATCTTTATTCGATCATCAAGTTAACATTTGTTGCAGGTTCAAAATGGCCCAAACTCGCGCGCCTGGCGCTGGAAAAATTGCTAACGGTTTAACGGTTGGCGATACGTCAATTAAAAAAAAGCCAAACTGCCCCAAGGCGCTGCTTTCTGATCAGCATGCAGTTGATGCGTGGCACTCAAATTTAGGAATTATGTTTGAGCGAAAATCGTTTGCGGCCGAAGATATTCCACACTTAATTAATTACTGTAATGCGATAAGTAAAATTATAAAGCTTGAAGCGCAATTAACTAACATTGCTGATTTTACTGATGTATCGAGTTCGGGCAGCCTTAAGTTACACCCACACGTAACCGCGCATAATATGATCGTCAATCAATCAGTAAAGCTAGCTAATCAACTTGGCTTATCACCCATGGCCCGCGCCAGAATGTTGAGCGGCGGCAAAGGTGATAAGGACGACGAGGACGACGATTTTAACGAGTTTTAAACAATGGCCACTTACCCCAACGTAAACGCGGCGAACAAATATGCCCGTGATGTTGTGGCGGGTAAAATCCCTAATTGCCGTCAAGTAATACAAGCCTGCCAACGTCACTTAGATGAGCTGGCAAAAGAAAAAGACCCCGCATTTAAATACAGATTTGACAAAGCCAAAGCCGAGCGAATTTGTACGTTTATACAAAAAATGCCGCACACAAAAGGCGAATGGGCCCGCCGTAAATTACGCATAACATTAGAACCATGGCAGTTGTTTTTTTTCGCCGCCTCGTTTGGTTGGGTAGTAAAAAAAACAGGCAAGCGCCGTTTTCGCGAAGTGATGCTAAAAGTACCTCGTAAAAATGGTAAATCAATTATTGCCGCAGGTGTGGGCGTATTTGGTTTATGTGCTGATGATGAATACGGCAGCGAGGTTTATTGCGGTGCAACAAATGAAAAGCAAGCATGGGAAGTATTTAAACCCGCGCTGCTAATGGTCAACAAACTGCCAAAGCTACGCAAGCGCTTTGGCTTACAAGTACACGCTAAAAAATTAACGCGCAGCGATGGTTCAGTATTTGAACCTGTGATCGGTCAACCTGGCGATGGTAGTTCGCCGCATATTGCAATCGTTGACGAATACCACGAACAACCAACAAGCGAGCAATACGATACGTTTGATACGGGCATGGGCTCGCGTGATCAGCCAATGATTTTAACAATCACAACAGCGGGAACCAACCTAGACAGCCCTTGTTATGATTTAGAACTGCGCTGCCAAGCCATGTTAAATGGCACTCAAGACGATCACCTTTTTGCACTGCTTTACGGTATCGACGAGGGCGACGACTGGACAAACCCAGCCATACTTTTAAAAGCAAACCCAAATTACGGCATAAGTGTAAAAGCAGATTTTTTACTGGCCCAGCAGCAAAAGGCAATTAACAGCCCGCGCTTTACCAACATATTTAAAACCAAACATTTAAACATGTGGGCGAGTGCTAAAAGTGCATTTTTCAATATGGAAAAATACAAAGCTTGCGAAGATACCAGTTTAAAAATAGAGGACTTTAAAGGCACCGATTGTGTGCAAGCACTCGACTTAGCCCGCAAGCTCGATATGAACTCAAAGGCCCGCATATTTTGGAAAGACATTGGCGGCAAAACGCATTGGTATTGTGTAGCCCCTAAGTTTTGGGTGCCCTACGAGCAAGTATACAACAACGAAAACAAACAGCTTGAACAGCAATACCAGCGTTACTTAAATCAAGGGTTACTCAGCGTAACCGACGGGGCCGAAATCGACTACCGCGACATATTAGCCGACGTAGTAGAGAGTCACTTAGAAACGCCCAGCACCGCAATACCAATCGATCCACACGGTGCAACTAACTTAGCGCACAACCTAATGGACGAAGGTTTAAACGTTGTGACCGTCACGCAAAATTACACAAACCTTTCAGACCCAATGAAAGAGCTAGAGGCCGCCATTAATTCAGGGCGTTTTCATCACGATGGCAACGCATTAATGGCGTGGCAAATATCAAACGTAATCGGCAGGCACCTACAAGGTAACGACGACGTAGTGCGACCCATTAAACAAAAACCCATAAACAAAATAGATGGTGCGGTAGCGCTGATCATGGCAATAGGCGAGGCAATGCTGCAGCAAACACAAGCACCTCTTAAAAAGAAATCAATTTATGCAGGCGGTAACGTTGGATGCTAAAAAAAATCGAAAGAACACACAAAAGATTAATGAACGCATTAGCCAAAGCGGCCACTTTAATCTTAAGCGCAATTATTAACTCATATAGCTTTGTAATTGGCATGATTGGCATAGCCGCAATTACTTACGGCGCTTGGTTAATCTATAAGCCCGCCGCCTACCTAGTCGGCGGTTTACTTTTATTAATACACAGCTACTTAACCGCTAAATCAATAGCCAACAGTAAAGGGGTTAAATAATGTTTTCCCCTAGCATGTTTAAAACATCGGCAATAATTAGCTCTATGGCCCGCAGCTTTGGCAGCGGCAACCGAACCACAAACAGCGGCGTACATGTAGATGAAGTAACCGCCATGGGCAACAGCGCCTTAAACCGCGCCATCACATTATTGGCAACAAGTGTAGGGCAATTAAATTGCGAGCTTTATAAGCGCGAAGGAGATAAAAGGGATAAAGCCACAGACCACCCCCTTTACGCTGTTTTAAGATACCAGCCAAATAAAAAAGATACCGCCTTTGAATACTTCGAGTCGGGTATGGGCCTGCTTGGTTTGCGCGGTAATTTTTACGCATTAAAAGACCACGACGAAAAAATGCGGGTTAAAGAGCTTATTTGGGTTCACCCCGACAACGTACAAGTGCTTAAAGGCGGCGATGGCCTACCGTATTACCACCTCACACCTGAAAACAAAACCGTGAGCATGGACTTAATGCACCACGTAAAAGGGTTTAGCTTAAATGGTTTTACCGGTGTTTCACCCATCCAAACCGCCACCGACTCAATAGGCCTAGTGTTAGCAACAGAGCAGCACGCAAGCGCTGTATTTTCACAAGGAACAACACTAAGCGGCGTGATTGAACGCCCTAATGAAGTCGAAAGCCTTGATAAACAAACCGACATAGACAACGTGCTTGATACGTTTGCAGCCCGCCACGTAGGCGGCGTGCGTAAAGCGTTTAAAGTGGCCATGCTACAAGAGGGCATGACCTACCGCCAAATGTCAATGAACAACAACGAAGCGCAAATGATCGAGGCCCGTAAAATGGGCATTCTTGATATTGCCCGT